CTATGGATAAGCCCACTATTGACGAAATGTTTACTTCCATACAGCGTACCGGCATGGTGGTTATGAGAAATACCGAAGATGGGCTGAAAGAGGATGTCGGCGGCGAAATGAAGGGTTTTGACTATTTGCCGAAAGGGGCCTTTAACGTAGAGGATGGGAGTGTGGTTGCTGCCGGGGCTGCTTTCTTTAGCCCAGATGGCGAAAAGACAGGTCAGGTACTTCTTAGTGGAGTGAAGCACGCTAGGAAGCTGGAGGGTTTTCTTAATGAACCCGCCACCGATCTCCACCCTGAGCAGGACCGTTACCCTGGAAGGCTGGTTGATGAGGGTATTATTGAATACAGGTTAAGGATGGCTGAAAAGAAGTAAAGCACATTTTATGACACTTAAAGACCTTGAGGTTGGCGATGTATTCATCAATACAAAACTTCCAAAAGAAAAATGGGTAGTGAGGGGTAGTGTTTGTTTTAATCCCCGGCATGGATCGCCAACAAGGGTTTGCTCCAGGTTGAAGGATGGCCAACTGATAAGTAAGTCCTGCAAAATTGAGGTGGAGAAAATAGCAGAATCGAAGTTTAAAAACCAATACAAAGAAAAGCCGGTGAACTTCCGGTGATAAAACCAATTACTATGATAAAAGTCGCAACTAACATAATAGGCATTATGGCGTTTTTGATAGCCTTTTACATAGGTTATCGACTTGCATTTTATGGATTTGACAAGTTGGCGCTATCGCTAACATTCAATGCATGCTTTTTATGTCTCATAGCTGCGTTTATTGAATTAGTTGATGGGATGTATAATGAAAAATAACTCCCCTCCCCTATGCACCAGCGAATATCCAGAGCAAAAGGAAAGAGTGACGGCCAGTGGGTTTATGGTTATCCATTGCCGTTTTCGGGCAAAGACTGGCAGACAAAAGAACGCTGGTGTATCATGAGCGGCATTGTTGAAGTCGTTGAGGTGGATCCGGAAACAATCGGCATGCTTGTCATCCCAAAAGAATATGAGCACAACCCATTACAAGAAAACATTTGGGAAGGCGATGTACTGGAACAGTGGGGAACACGGTACGTAGTGGAGTTTGGAATCTTTGATGATAACCAGGGCTTTCATATTGAACTGGATGATATGGATATGAAGCTGCTGGGGAATATTCATGATGATAAATTTTTAATCAATAAATAAAAATATGAAAAACGCATTCGCAATGTTCGCTATGGCATTCATAATGTTTTATCTCGGGCAAACTATTTCAAATAATAAGCAGCAGGTAAAGGACGAGGCAAGCACTGCGGCGATATTGAGAATTGCTGATTCGTATGAGAAACTTTTTGATAAGGCGCTGGATAGCGGACGCTCATGTAAAGACCGTGGTAGACTTGATTCTGCCCTATACTTCAAAGGCAAACTTGTTGGATATGCTGATATAGGCGATAGCATAAAGGCTCAGTTATTGATTTTAAGAGCAAGGCTTGTAACATATCAATAATCCCTATGGACTGGTGCAAAAAGCGAGGCTTCCCAAACAGGCGTGAAGCAAAGCAGGCAATAAAGACACTGAATGAATACTGCGACCATGAACTAACAAGTGTTTATTGGTGTGATCAATGCTCTGCTTTTCATGTTACCAGCATGCCTAAAAAGAAACAAAGGAAGATGAAGAGGAATTTTAAAAAGTAAATAATTATTCATCATAAAAATGATTTTAAAAATGAGCGACACAAATGGAATAATCCTGGAAGTACAGGAAGGTATCAATAATACCCCCGGAAATGTAAGATGCAACTACTCAGACGGCTACCACACATTTAATGATCTGTATGAATTTCGTAAACTCTACAATGCTGCATTGTTCAATGAGTGGGCGATGATGTGGAAACACGAAATGGCCATCACGCCAAAGTATGATGTCCATAAAAGCTGGAAGCACAATGATGGCGAATTGTGTTTTGGCGGCGGATGGTTTGTTGTTGTTGCAGTATTACCTGGTGGCCAAATTACCAACCACTACGAAGCCAAAGACTGGGATCTATTTAAAATTCCGGAAGTAGAAAAAGCGAAGTATGTTTTTGATGGGCACACTTCGGCAGATGTGCTGGAAAGATTAAAGGCACTGTAATTATTCATTCACCATAAAAACACAAAATGGAACCATTTAAAATCCGCCTTATCCATGAAGAAAGGCAACTATCACGTAAAATTCAAAAGCTCGAAAGTTTTGTAAATGGGTCTGACAAGTTCAAAGAACTTAGTCCGGCATTGCAAAGCTGCTTAGTGCACCAACTGGATGCAATGAAAAAGTATCAGTATTCATTGCAGGAACGCATGAGTATTTTGGATGTAAAAACAGATGTGCTTACGGGTGGCCAAAAAGCTGCAGGCGTAAGTTTCAACCCAAGCAACCTGCCGCTGGTTGATGATTTGAAAGATATTGCAGCGGAACTCATCGACATGTGTATGATCGAAAGGGATGCCGCAGGTCGTGGAGAAAAAGGCCGGTACTACTCCAAAGCAATTTCTGCTATTGAAGATGGTCAGATGAACTCTGTAAAAGCAGCGACCTGGAAAGATTAGTTTTTATCCGTACCCTTTCATTTCAAAAAACTAAAACTATAATACACGTATTCAAAAACAGTAAAGGCGAATTTGAGTTTGCATCAATAAGAAAAGGCAGGTACATTGATGGATCGAAGCAGGGCTATGTAACAAAGCAAAAGGCTATCCAGACAATCAGGGGCAATATGAAGCATGACTATAACTCAGCATTCATTTTGATACAGGATGATACGAAAGCATCCCCGGTGGTATTTGGGCTTTACCTAAACGGTAAACTGCATAAGCAGGAACATATAGAACCGACAAAGCCATATATCCCTAAAAAGGCAAGTCGTCCGTAGGGCTATTCACCGGAGTATTCATTTCGTGAATTTTTTCCTGCGTCATTACTCTTGACGGATCAGCCTGTGGAATGGGGTTGATGTTGGTTCCAAACAAAGTATTAAACACCCGGCCTTTATATTCCTTGCCCCGCAATTCAAAATCAATATTTACCTCTTCTCCATTACTAAACTCGGCTAAACGGTCGAGTTTTTTATTGGAGAATTCTATGCAGATGGTTTGAGGGTATTTGTCATCGCCGATGCGAAGCCAAACTTCTCTTTTTGAAAATTTGTCGCTGATAACCTGTAAAGGCTGAATTTCAAATATGGTTCCAGTGATCCTGTGTTGCATGGTGTCTTGTTTTATATTGTTCAATTGTTTTTATTACATCGGCTGGCGTTAACTCCATTGTTGCGGCTATCAAAAAAATATCGTTGCCCATACGCCAGAAGCCAATGATTGCTGATTGTTGGTGCCTACTCATTTTCGAGCGCATTTATTTTCATGATATAACTTCTGCAGCCATCCCATCCAGTGCGCTTGTAATTCTTTTTCAATGCCCGGTAGTGGTTTTTGGCAATCTGCACCGGCATTTTCACTGCATACATTCCATCCTCCAGCTTATCTGCATCAACATGGCCCATTTCTTCCATTTCCTCTTTGGTCATCAGGTGCACTTCATGCGTCCAAACCAATACCATCCGCATGGTGGCTGCAATATTTCGCAACTTCTGTTGTATGTCTGCTGTAAAAGTATACATGGGCTTAAAGTTTTGCTTGGGCGTGATCGATATTCAGCAGGCAAACACCGTCCTGCCATTTTTCCTGGTTCGCCAGATAGGCAATGGTATCGCCTTCTTTTAACGGGCTTTGTTTTATATCCTGACTTACTGCAACTATCGTGGCTTTCCCCACAAAAGGCCTTTCCTCCATTACCAGACTAATCCCTGAGCGGGATTTATTGTTTACAGCATGAGGGGAAATGATCAGATGGTTTGCAAGGGGGTTCATGAATCAAAGTTATACTATCTAACCTTTTTTAAAAAATAATTCCTTATGTTTTTACGTTACTGAACAAAACATTAATTACTTTTGAAGTTAGATAATATGACTTCAAACCTTTCTTATGAGAAATGACGGAATGGATAGCTAAACTAAAATGCCCGCTTAACACCATACTGGTAACAATAGAAAAAAAATACCAGGATACTGAAAAGGGGCTGCTCATTGATACAACTTTCAGTCCGGAAGAATACGCCACCTTAAAAGGGGTTGTTCATTCTGTTCCGGATAAGCTGGGTGGTGAATACTGGCGTGAAAAAACAAACATGATCATCCGTGAAGGTGATGAGATATGGTTTTCTTACGGCGTTATTTACCAGTATGAAAGATATGAGGAAGGCGAAACACCGACGTATAAAAACCTTGTTTGCTATAACGGTGAAGAGTACTGGAAGGTTGATTATAGCGAAGTTTTTTGCGTGGTGAGAGAAGGCAAAATAATTGTTCCAAACCAGTATGTGATACTGGAGCCAATAAAAAATGAAAAGGAACTTTTTTCAAAATCCGGATTGTCGCTGAGTGATAATGTGACGTTTCAAGACAGGGCCACTATCAAAGCGATGCCGGAAATAGAAGTGAGTTGTGAGGTTGGTGATGTGATACCGGTTGAAACAAAGTTTGTTCAGCAGTATCAAATGTTAGGTGGGCTTCATTACATTATCCCTGCAAGAAGATTGATAGCGAAATATTAAGTTTTTAAACCGTACCCTATTATTTTGGATCTTTTATCAATTCATAACGACTTGTATTTTCTTGCCAACAGAGAATTAAACTTTTGGACAAGGAAAGAAATAGATTCAGCAATACACACTGCATCAATATGGCACTACAATCTTTACTACAAAAGGTATTTTGCCAAAGACCAGGAAGCGATTGACGCTTTATCTCCCTTCAAAATTAAGCACACATTTACTGATCAAACTACGCCGAAAGGGCTCATTGATTTATCCGATGAAAAGTTTAAGTACTCCCATTTACTTGCGCTGTACACTGTTCCTTACGATAATAAACGCCAGCAGGTACTACCTCAAAAGATAGTTGTTATCAATGAGGATGAACTGGCCGAAAGGCTTAAAAGCCAGATGGAGCCCGTAACAAAACTAACGCCTATTGCAACAGAGCCGGAGCTTGGCAAAATTCAGCTATATCCGGAAGTGCCGAACACAGGGCATGTATTCTACCTGAAAAACCCTGATGCCCCACACTTTGAAGCAAGTTATGATGGACGAAAAGAAGACTATAACAGGAACAACAGTACACAATTGGAGTGGTCGGACAATTACATTTTACCAATCATATTTAAAGCGCTGCAGTTATTGGGCGTGAATATTCAAAGTGAAAGATTGCAGCAGTACACAGAAATAAAAGACCAGCAAAAACCATAACCATGGCAACAAAAATTGTAAATGAAAAAATGAAAGTTTCTCTTTCGGTAAAGCTTGGAGATTTTACCATGGAGAAAAATTTCACAGCAACCAACATTAACGAATACGACAGGCGTACCATTACGGTAGGTGCCGCCGAAACGGTTGTTGCAAACATTGCTGCACAGGCCGCTGCTGGCACTTATGCTATCAATACACTGCGTTTTTTGGCGGTCATCAATAACGATGACACCAATGCAGTAAGATTGAGGCTTAAGAAAATTACAACAGGAATGATCAAGACGCTTGGCTCATTTGCGCCAGGCAATTATTATAAAAACGGGATTTACACAGGCATTCCTTTTACCGGAGGTTCTGGTACTGGAGCAACTGGGAATTTTTCTGTAAGTGGCGATGTGATTTTTTCATTAGCCAGCCTGGTTGGCGGAACCGGTTATGTTGTTGGCTCGTACACCACTGTTCCCCTCACCGGCGGGACTGGTAGCGGTGCGACTGCAAATGTAACTGTTGGCGCTTCAAATGGGGTTGCTTCTGTTGTTATGCAAATTGCAGGTAGCGGCTATGTTGACGGCACCTATACAAATGTTCCATTGACGCAAGTAGCCCCTGCCGGAGGTAGTGGCGCAACTGCAACAGTGGTAGTAACCAGTGGGGCAGTTGCATCAGTAACTATCACAAGTGCGGGCACAGGGTATACAAACAGCGCTTATGCGAATATCAATCCAGTTTACCTCGGCGGCGCAGGTTCTGGATTTGTGTGTGCATTGCTGACAAGCTCTGCCGGGGCGGTTACATCAGCTGTAATTGCCAGCAGGGGAACAGGATATGCGGTTGGCGATGTATTGAGCGCTTCAAATACAAACCTTGGCGGTACCGGTAGCGGATTTGCCATTACAGTAGATGCACTTTGCGGAGCGGTTGATAATTTTTCTGTACTGGATAAAGGAAAAGGTTATGCGGTAAGTGATGCGCTCGGAATTAGTAATGTTGATTTTGGCGGCGCTGGTTCTGGCTTCGGCGTTCCAGTGGCAACGCTTGAATCGGCATCCGATATATTGGACGTAAAAATTGAAGCCGGACGCTGGTTTGTTTTAGGCAATCCGTCATTCAGTACAGATAATGCAGGTGGCGATTTCTTATCATTTAAAAACATAGAATCCATTTCAGTGCAGGCGGATATTTCCCCTTCTGATATTGAAATTTTCGTAGCATCAGAATAATGCCAGTAACTACAAAATATACCATGATGCAGCAGGTTCAAAACCTGTTGAACGGCGGCGATCCTTCTGCTTCTGCAAGAGTACAGCCTGCGTATATAATGAAGACTATTGAGCAACTGATCAATAAAAAATTAAAAGCAGATTATTTTAACGTGCACATCCCTTCCGGGGAAACCATACCTGACGGATGCATGATTGCTACGTATGAAAAAATACCTGTTGAAAGATACAAAGGGAAAAGCAGGGCGTTTTTGCCGGCTATTCCTGTTTCTCTTCCACGGGGCATGGGTGTTTTTTATGTGGCGCCATTTATCAAAAGCGAATACCTGGAAGTTAATAAGCTGGTTGCAACACCATACAGCAGCAGTGTTATAAAACTTTCATGGACGCCAATAGATCATGCTCAAACATACAGGCTTGAAAGGGCAACTGATCAAGGGTTTACCGAAAATGTAACTACGCTTTACACTGGGATTGACCTGTTATTTTCAGATGGCGGACTTTCTGCTGCTACAACTTATTACTACAGGGTAAAAGCTGTTTCGGACGAATATATCGACAGCGATTGGGTAATGGCCGTTTGCACAACATTGCAGGATGCAATCATTGCTAAATTATCAACTCCCGATATGAAGGTAAGTGTAATGAGCGCCTATTCTTTACAGCCAGTATGGAGTGCCGTTGCAAATGCACAATTCTATTTCCTTGAAAGGTCAGACGATCCATATTTCGCAACTTCTACTGTTGCTTATTACGGACCACTAACCTACTTCACGGACGCCGATCTTTTACCAGGTACAACATACTACTATCGTGTAACCGCAATAGCTGCTGGTTATTTAACAAGCGATGTGGCGTATGCATCACAAACAACAAAACGTGCTGGAGTTTTTGACAGCACATTTGATAACACGTTCAATTAAACACTATGTCACAGTTAACAGATATTCAATTAGGCGTGAAAGCAGCGCAGATCGTTGCTGAAATTGTTCCGGAAGCCAACACGAAAGAAAGGATTGGCGGACTTAACCAGGATATTATTGACAGCAAAATCAATAAAACGCAAATTGATACAGCCACGACGCTTGGCACAGCTAATGACAAAGTGCCTTCTCAAAATGCAGTAAAAGCTTACATAGACAATGCCACTACCGGGTTGCTGGACGATCGTGGCAACTATGACGCAAGCGGCAATGCGTTCCCCTCTACAGGCGGCAGTGGAATATCGGGGGCAATTAAAAAAGGCGACTTGTGGTACATATCTGTAGCCGGAACATTGGGTGGCACTGCTGTTTCGATTGGGGCATCCGTAAGGGCACTGGTTGACACTCCGGGTCAAACTGCCGGTAACTGGTCGGTGCTAAGTAACGGCGTGGGTTATACGCCTGAGAACAGCGCCAATAAATCAACAAACGTTGCGACAGATGCCGCCAGTGATACAAAATATCCCAGCGCAAAAGCGGTAGCAATTTATGTGGCAGCGAATGCAGTGCTGCCATTCAGATACCAGACAGTAAGATTAAATCAGTCCGGCACAAGCAATCCAAGCGTTCAAGTGGTATTTGCGGATACTCTTTCTAATACAGGCGTACCAAATACAGACCCGGCTTATGTAAGCGTATCATTTCGCAGGTCAGGCATAGGGATGTTTTATGTTAGGATTACAACCGCAACTGCATATAGCGCTGCTGCGGCTTCTTTAGTTTGGGCTGATGGTAAATTAAGAAATGATACATTCTCGTCTACATCTTCAGGGTCGCTCTTTTTTATCGATCTCTTTTTTAATAACTATGATTTTACCGGGAACTTGTCCGATAATTTTCAATTCGCAACTGTTGATGTAAGACTATACGCATAATGACAGCACCAGATCAATACATACCGATACAGCCAGGGCAGGAATGGATGATTGCAGGACAAAACAACCTGGTCAATGATCTATTGGGGCAGGTTGGCTATACTCCGCACGATGGCTTTGTTGTATTTACGGAAGATGTGACACAAACAAGGGATACAAAGTATGTAGATATGAAGCTGGTGGTAATGGATGCTGAAAAATATAGCGATTGGGATGTATTGCCTCTGCCGGCCGATATGGCTGCAGATGTTATGCAGGAAGCCTTCAAGTTACTGGCTGCCCAGTTTCCTCCGGATGATAAAGTTGATTCTTCAAGCGTTGAAAATCCTGAAAAACGATGAGATTCACCACACTCGATACGATAGTAAAAGGCTTGCTCATAAAAAAGCAATACCCGATACATTTTTACATACAGTTCCTTTACCTGGCAACAAGAGCATTGGAAGAGTTGCATTTTGATTCCCTTCAAAATATCAAAACCGTAAAGTTGACGGCGGATGAAAATTTTTCAATAAAGGTGCCATGTGACTGCATGGATATTGTAAAGTTTGGTATTCCTAACGGCCAATTTGTAAGGCAACTTTATGAAAGGGATGGTATTAATAGTCTGCCGAATTACGACGAGAATGATAATCCGACGCTTTACCCAGATAGCGGCTTTGACTTGAATGTGCTGGACAATTTACTATTCAGAAATTATCTGATTTATCCATTTGATACAAGGGGGTTGAGATTTTTCGGAATGAGTTCTAATGATGATACGCAATCATTCAAATTTATTCCGGAGCAAGGCAGGATACAGCTTAATCAAAAGGTTGGTACAAAAGAAGGGATTCTCCAGTACATAACCGATGGCGCCGATGCAGACAATGCCACTATGGTTGATCCACGAGCTAAGTCTGTTATTGAAAGTTATTCGTTGTGGCAGTATAAAGAAGGTAGCAGAGCGTATGGCGAAGGTGAAAGAGAACGGGCAAAACAATTATTCCAGGCTGATCATGCGAGATTCAGGGCAAGGAAAAATAAATTGGGCAAAGAGGAAATTATTGCAATTGTGAGAGGTGCTGCAAAGGGTACTCCTAAAATATAAGTAAGGGGCGGTAGAAACCGCCCCTTCAATACCTGATCCTTTCCAAAGTTAACTAACACCCGCAAGTTATATAATATATCTTCAAATTGCAAAACGAAAAACGATATTTTGGGCAAGGATTAAATGCAGATGATGCTTTTGATTCAATCGACCCGTTAAGAATGGTTGCCAATGGCCAGTATGTCAATGGCCATAATATGCGTTTTGGTACCACCGATAAGGGCGCTACCGGCAATCTTGAAACTATTGGTGGCACCGATGAAATAAAAAACGCCTTTCTTTTTAATTCCGATAACAGGGGCTTTGGTGGATGTGAGGATACCGAACGTAACAGGATTTTATTTTTCAATTACAATCTGCAGGGCAACCATGGCATTTTTTGCTTTGATAAATCCGCCAGCATAATCTATAAAGTACTTTCAAACGACCAGGTTGCAACTGGCTTGAATTTTAAAAAATATATCCATAGCTGCGGTGTAGCAAATGGCTGTTTATACTGGACAGAAAGCGACGCAAACGAGCCACGCAGGATAGATATCGATGCGGCTATTGCCGCCAATTACCCGTTATATGTTACTGCTGCGAAGCCTTATATCTTCCCGGTTGCGGAATCGGTGATTAGGGTAATACGCAGGCCGCCATCATTACCTCCAACCGTTGAAAAGGGTTTGTATGCAAATTACTTCAATCCGTTTTTCGTATCGGCACCACCAGCATACGCCACTCCGCCAGCGTACAATAAAGTAAAAGACAGGGCTTTTCGTTTTGCCTGGAGGTTTAATTATCATACAAATGAAACGAGCGTTTTATCATCCTTCAGTGAGTTGGTAAATAAAAATGCGGTAGCGGATAACAACGATACAATCAGGATTACATTACCAATAACTGAAATTACTCAGGATGTAAAAACCGTTGATATTGTTGCTCAGGATGCGGACAATAACGACTGCTATATTATTTATACCTGGGATGTAACAAAGCCGCTGTTTAGCGGGTTTAGTATTTCTCCAATTTATTCTCAATCATACTTTTTTACCAATCACCAGACAGGCGAAAAAATTGATGAAGCTACCGCTGTAAAGCAGTTTGATGCGGTGCCGAATTATCCTGAAACGATGGAGATTGCGAAGGATAGACTTAAACTTGGCAATTATATTACCGGTCAGGATACCCCTGCAAACAACTCTTTAAAATGCCGGGTAATTCTCAACTCAAATACCAGTACCGCTTCATATAAAAATTACTCAGTAAGAGGCTGGTACTATAAAACAACTACCGGGTATCTGGCGCTGACGGAATACAAGTATGTGGTGCTGGAAATACTCGGCATCCCTGCGTCTGGATATTATAAATTGGGTACCGGAGATATACCATCTACTATAGGGCCGCTGAATGATAGTTTTACAAACTTCACATACATTGGTGGAGCGGGTACGTTGCAAACGCAAATACTCGCCCAAATAAATGCTGCAGCACCTTCTGGATATAGCTTTGTGGTTTACCAGTGGGGCGGATTTACGGACAATGCAGATATAACATTAACTGATGTTCCTTATGTAATTGCGCCTACTGCCCCGCAGTTCAAAACTGGCGGCATTTACGAAACGGGTGTATTTTTTACGGATGACTATAGCAGGCGCTGTGGCGTATATCGCTCATCAAGAATAGCGATACCAGACAGAAAGTTTGCTGATGCATCCGTTGGAGGCAATGCCGTTTTGTGGCAACTAAGCAATACATCTTCTGCCGGAGAAATAATAAGCGTAAGCGTTGCATCAACTGGCATCACCTCTGCAGATCAGGGCTTTTCACCGGGTAGCGGTTACGTGCCGGGCATTTACCAAGGCGTAGCTATTGCTGGCAATACCGGTTCTGGCGCATCTGTTGATATTATTGTTGGAGCCATCGGCACTGTAATTTCAGTTACGGTAAGAATAGGTGGTGTTGGGTACAGCAAAACTCCTGACGATCCATTAACCGGGTATCCAAAGCCAGATGCGTTTGTAAATAATTCACTAATTGGTGGTTCCGGGTTTGGATTTGCCTTCTCAATATTATCGGTAAAAGAGCATGAAATACCAGAATGGGCAACCAATGTTCATCTGGTACTTACAAAATGCCTTTATACAAGAAGCTTCATACAGGGAAAGCCTGCAGCAAATGAATCCGCTCCGGCATATACGAGGGTTACTTATGTAAAAAAAGATGATGATGGAGCAATAGTATATACTGACAATTTCCCGGGTGGCAGCACCGAAAGAGAAGGCTACGTGGCAATTGATATTTCATGCTTATCAAGTTATGGTATCGGGTACTCCTTCCAGCCAAACGACAAAATGAAATTGTATGTTGATGTGCTGGATGAGTTTATCGACCTGGATATACTTGGGCAAGACGGCAAATATGTTTGGTGCAGTTTAACAAGGGTTGATTACGTAAGCACTATAACAGCCGTTTCGGGTGCCGGATTGCTCGTTAATGGCACTTATACAAATGTGCCTGTTATCGGTGGCACCGGTACCGGATTAACTGTTGATGCAATTGTAACAGGCGGAAATATCACCACGCTTACTATTAACAAAAAAGGCATTGGTTACGCTCTTGAAAATACATTGCTTGTTCCAGGTATTCCTGCGTCTGGAGGCGGAAGCGGTGCAATTAATATTACAGGTGTAACCAGAATAAAAAATACCTTATTTGAAATTTATTCTCCTTATAACAATTCGCTCAATGAGCCTTTCTATGAAGTAGCAAGGTCATTCAAAATATTAAATCCCGGTACCAGTGCAAGGGCGTACAGCCAACTTAGCGGAACGTTTGCAGGGGATACTTATATCTTAAAAAGAAAAGGTGAATCGCTTGCCGATTATTACGCAGAGGCCATGGCTCCAAATGATCGCTATTGGAAAGCTTGGAATACCAGTGCAAGCCGACCAAACTATATTGACAAGATAGGAAAGCAAAGATCAAATGCAATTTGTTTCAGTGATGTATATGTGAAAGGAACGAAAATAAATGGACTTTCCTCTTTTTCAGCGCTCAATAAAGTTTCAATACCTGGAGAGTATGGTTTTTTGCGCAAATTAAAACTTACTAAAAAGGTGCAGGCGGACGGCACTGTTATGCTGGCAATTTGCACCAACGAAACAGCCAGCATCTACCTTGGAGAAGCAGAATTACTGGATACGCAAGGCAGTGCCTATGTGGCAAAAGCAGATAATGTGCTGGGCAACATCAAAGCATTGGCCGGCAGCATGGGCACCAGCCATCCAGAAAGCGTATTTGAATATAATGGGTTTGTGGTTTGGTATGACAAACGAAACGCATGTTTTGTAAGGTATTCGAATAATGGGCTTTTCCCGATCAGTAAAAACAAGCTTACAAGAGTGGTCAATCTTCTTTCAAATGATATACTGGATGATCAGCTGGTGATCGGCGGATGCGACCCGTATCACAGGGAATTTTTATTTACCATACCAAAAACGCTAGAAGTTCCGCCAAAGGGATTTTTAGAAGACTACGATAGTGTACCGTATCCGTATGATGTTTACGATGGACGCAGCAAAACGCTTGTATATAAATCTGATTTTGACTACTGGGGAGCGCCATTCAATTTTTCTGCTGAAACATTTATACGGCTTGGTGATGATCTGTACAGCATCAACGAAGGAAACCTTTATCTGCACAATACTGCATCGGATAAAATTTACGGCAAAGAATACACATCAGGCGTAGCGATACCGGTAAACCTTATGCAAGGACCAAAGAGCTTTGCAGGTATTGCACTTGAAAGCACCGTGGCGCCATCGTTTGTGCATGTACGTACCGAAGATCCAATCGTGCAAAGCAGCGACCTGGTATCAGAAGATTTTGTAAACAAAGAGGGGGTTATATACGCACCATTATTCAGGGATAGGCTGGATGTGAATGCTGGCAGTCAATTTTTCGACAGGCAAATGAAGGGGCAAAAAATGCATGGCAAGTGTCTGCTCATATACCTGACGTTTGATAAAAAAGCAACACTGAAATCGGCCAGTACAAATTTCATTTTAAAAGAAGGTCATTTTACAAATACTTAAAATATTACAACTATGTGGGGTCAAGCATTAAGCGGATTGTTCAGTTTTGGTAAAATGCTATTTGGCGGAGCTCAAAACTCTATGGCCAGCGGCGTTGAAGTTCCAAAGGTAGACTATAAAGAATCGCCCTATGCGAAAGATAAACTTTCGTTGGCAAAGGTTCTTTTCAATAGCAGAATGCCCGGTGCTGCAGCAGCCGAAGCAAATATTACACAGAATAATTCCAATACTTCTGGTAGCATAAGAAGGAATGCAACTGACAGCTCACAGGCGTTGGCAATGCTGGCAGCTTCACAGGCGCAAACGGATAATTCACTTGATAAGTTACAGGATGGAGAAGCGGGGTACCAATTGAATATGTTGAGCAACCTAAATGCCGGAAATGATAGTATGACGCAGGAATGGTACAAAAAATACCTGGATGAAACACGTACACAGGAACAGTTGATGGCAGAGAAAAACGGATTGCGCCAGGCGGCATGGCAAAACATTGGCGGGGCAGCAAATGAAATGTCCGCAATCGGGGGCAACATAGATATTTTAAAGGCATTAAAGGCAAAGTAATATGAGCAATTCAGCGTATATGGGAGATTGGGCCGTGGTGCTGCCCGACAATTCACGAAACATTCTCTACCAGGGGCAGCAGTTGCAAGAAATTGCAAGGCAGCGAATGGCAGCAGAAGCGGCACAGGCGAAAGCCGATGCCGAAAGGGATGCGAATTACAGCAAGCTTATTGCCGATGGACTTGACCCGTCAAAGGTGAAGGATCAGGATATATATGCACCGCTGGCAATGGAAGATTTTGCTACTACCCAAAATAAACTGCTGCAAACAATTCAACAAAGAAAGCAGGCAGGAAAGCCAGTACAGGAAGGCGAACTACGTGGAGCAATTGCTACCGAAGTAGCAAGAATTAATGGCAACCACAATACAGCACTTCAAAAACAAAAGGAAATTACTGATGCAGTTGCTGCGCTTAAAGGCCCCGGCATTGATGATAAGAAATTGCTTGGTCTTGCGATGAATGAATACTTCACTAATACAGACCCGACCAATGGCAAAAGAAGTATTGACCCTACGAAATGGAACAAAGATTTGCATGGCGCTGATGTTGTAAAAAACATACTGGAAAAACACTACGGCGTGGTGGGTGACAACAAAGGCGTTGACCAGGCTGTATCGGAAGTTTTCGGCAAGGACAATAAAGTAAACATTGATCAGCCGACAGAAACCGACCCTAATACCGGCCAGATAAAACAGGTTGGGTATAAGGCAGTACTGAACAGTTTCCAGGAAATTAAAAAAGACAAAGCCGGCAATCCTGTTTCTGTTGATATCAGGCAGGAACCTGTATTGCTGCCGAACGGCAAGCCATTGATGAATATGGACGGCACGCCAAAGATGACAGTGGCCAAAGATATTGAACGGAAGTTTTTAGATTCTTTCCCCGGGCTGGCAGTGCAGGTAAAAAAAGAACTGGCTGATAAGATTGGGCAGGAAAACATGACAAGGAAATCTTTCAGCGAAGCTACCGGTCAGCCATTCATGCCACTCACAGATGAAGAAGCAGATATCATCAAGTCTGACATTGTACTGGATAAGTTGCGTAAAAATATGCCCCCTACTCCTATTAATAAGGATGACAATGGACAGAAGCAATTTGACAATCAGCTGGCATTGGAGCGCTTACGACTTTCAAAAGAGGACAACTTCCTGGCAGCAGAAAGATTAAGGTTTGAGAAAGCAAAACAGAATAAGGAAACTCCAGAAATTACCCCGCTCACTATTTCAATTGGAAATGCAAGGGGTAAGGATATTCCAAACCACGACGGCACCAATACAAGGGTGGTGTATACCAAAGATATTGGACAGAAAGAGCAGGAATTGATTGCCGGCTCGCTTGAAGAGGTTGACTTAAAGGGCAAGAAAACAATCAAGCCAAAGGTGTTGCCACTTAAAACCAACAATGGCAATGAGTACTACGAAGTGCTGCCAAACGGCGACTGGAAAGGGCAGGATGAAAAAGGGGTTGAAAAGATCATTCCTAAAGAACAAGTAGCAGACGAGCAGTTAAAATATTACACCAAAGATGATTTGCTAGCCAGTAGCAAGGGCGAGCGGCCAACATTTATGCAACAGGTAAAAAAAGCTGCCGTAAAAGTGAAAGAAGCGCTTACACCAAAATCCAAGAGAAAATACTCAATCCTTAATCCTAAAACCGGCGAAGCTGTAATGATGAATGTTGATGAGGAAGCAGCAAAAAAAGCAGAAGCAAAAGGCTATAAAATAATCTAATGGGCAAGAGTAAGTATAGTAGCGTTGAAGAATTGCCAGCCCTTAATGAGCCGGTAATAAAAGTTGATCCTTCTACAAAAGAAGTATCTCAATATAATAGCGTTGATGACCTGCCTTCGCTGGAGCCAGAACAGGCGGCAACTACTCCGCCATCAGCGCAACCTTCCGGATTCAAAGATTCCAATGTATTTGGTCGCAGAAGGCTAATGCCTGGCACAGAAGCCTATGGAGATACTGTTAAGTCAATACAGGACAGAAGTATTCTTAAACCAAAGTTTGCGCCTGAATTAAATAAAGCCGAAGATGCATTGCATACAAAGCTCGGCGGCAAAATAGCGGCGCCTGAGCAATCAAAAGAACTGGAAAAAAATATTGTACTCGAAAGAAATAACCCTGCCATTCAATATGAGGCCAGCGATGCCTATTTGACCAATATGGGATTAAAGCCCGGCGAAGATGTTACAACATTCTACCAAAAGAAGAAAGATGAATTGCAGCAGCAACGGGAGATTGTAAAAAAGAATTTAGATGATTATTATCTGCAGCACTCATCAGGCCATTCTGTTCGTAGGGAAGAAAATATTAAACAATACGAAGCCTACCAGCAGCAATTAGATGATATTGACGACGAGCAATCAATGCTGGAGAAGTACGCAGGATTGGCCAACACGAAAACTGTTGTTGCTAAAATGCCAATGCCGAAAACAGAAACAGAACTACCGGCATACCTGCAATCTTTGGGGGCCAATGTAAGCAAGATACAAGTTCCGGATGCCGTACAGCGTCACCAGGAAGACAATAAAAATCTATCGTGGGGTCCGGGTAGTGATGTTGTCGATATTCGCAACTTTCAATTTGAAAATGCCGGCATTGATGCAAAGAGAACAGACTTGGTTGCAAGGATGAATAATAAAGAGATTGACCCTGCGGAATATCAAACACAAATGGATTTGCTGAACAAAGCAGAAAGCACTTCGCTTGACAGACACCCCGGAGCAAAGATTAAAGTTTACAGCCAGGCGCTCGGACAAATAATTGACGAAGAGAGAGATTATAGCTCTGTAAATACTGTGTGGCAAAATGTATTCAGGGCTACTCCAACAAAAATAGAAGCGCAAAAAGCAATCAATACTTTAAAAGAACGTGGTGCAACCTTCTCCAAAAAAGAAGAAGATTATTTTTTAAATAACCCGGGCGAAATTCAGGGTACAGCAATTCTGCCAAGCTATATTTTAAAGACGGCGGAAGGGTTCAATAAAATGGGTGCGCCTGCTGCAAGATTGCTGGGATCGGAAACGCCAGAATCGGAAGCGTTCGGGAAAGTGGCAATGGCTGAATACAGTGCTGTAAACCCAAATAAGCAATTTGAGCAACCAGGTTCAATTATAGATACCGAAAAAGGCGAAACCTTTTTAAAGCCTATCGACAACGAAAAAGCAGGCCAATTAAACTGGGGCTATGGCAGTGGGCAAGGAGTTGCTGGAGCTATGGCTACAGTTACAAATTTCATCATTGGGAACAAGGCTTTTGGAGCATTGGCGAAAACAGCAGGACTTGGCACTACCGGCGCTCATGTTGCATCAAACATTGCAAGCAATGTAGCGCTGACTTATGATGATGGAATTGAATGGGCTAAAACTTTTACCAAAGACCCAATAGAGCAAAAAGCATACGCATTGATCACTGGCACGCTGGGAGGATTATTATTTGCAAAACTAGATCCGGAGGGGCTGGTGAAAAAAGCATTTTTCACAAAAGCAGCTGCAAAAGATTTTGCTTCGTTAATCCCAAAAGAGGGCGTACAGGCAATGACACCGGAAGTGGTGGGCAATTTCGTTTACAATACTGCTAAAAATGCCATTGCAAATAACCTGAGTGCATCCACTATTCTTACAGCGAATGAATTAAAAGATGTAGCTGTTGAGGCATTGTTTAACCAACAATCAGCAAGCGAACATCAATTTGATATTGCCAAAACATTTGCCCACAATGCTATCATATTTGGCCCGCTATCCATCCTGCATGGCCGTGGCGTAGCCAAAGAAGCAAAGAATCGTGCAGAAGTGATCAACAGCGCCTTTGAGGCAAGCAAGGATGTGTATGCTTTTAAAACTGATCTTGAAGCGGCGGTACAGGCTGGGAAATTAAACCCGGAAGATGCTGCTGCCAAACTAGATATTGTTACCAAACTGGCAGAGATACGCAATAGCAAAGACCTGCCAAAAACATTGCCTGAAAATAAGCAGGCTGAGTATGCCGTGAACCTGCTGAATGAAAAACAGGCTGAACAACAAATTAGTGAGCTTACTGATAAGGTACAGATTGAGCCTATTAAAGAAGAGGTAAAAGTATTACAGGAAGAACGCAGGCAAATGCTGCAGCCGGAAGCACCAAAAGAAGATATTGCGACTACTGAACCAGCACAGCCCGAAATCCCTAAAGCCAAACCGGACGAGGCGATCATCAAAGAAATAAAATCACTGGGGCTTACTCATGTTGAAAATACCGGCATGGGAGCAAAGCAGGCCGAAGGCATGTATCTATCAACAGAATCGGGCAACCGTTATTCCACCAAAGACAAGGCAGCCAAAAAAGCCAAGGTGAATATTGAAAATCCAAGGCTGACGGATTATGTTGAAAATGCCAAGTTGCAGCAGGAAAAGTTGGGGCAATTACTGAATGAAAACAAAATTGAGTTTAAGGATATTCCTTTTGAATACACCAAAGATGTTCAAAAATTTGCCGGTACAAAAGAACCAAGTAATGAGCAGGTGAGCCAGTGGTATAAATCGGTACAGGGCGACAAGATCAACGAGGACTATTTTGAGCAATCCGCCAGGACTAAGGCGGCCAAACTCGTTACAGAAGATTACCAGAAGCAAGGATACGATGCCTTGTATTTCAGGGAAAGCGATACGCAGGAAGGTGAGCTGATTGTATTCGACAGGAACAAGGTAACTGTTGCGGATAAGCCCATTAAAGAAAAGGGGTTGATGAAAAAAGCAAGGGAACTGGAAATTGATACCACGTTTGCGCCAAGAGATATCGTATTGAAGCATTTTGCAGATGGCGGCAAGATAAATACCTCTGTAATAGAGGAACTGTATGGGGGCAAAAGCGAAGCCATTCGTCAAAATGCATCTGCCGAAGGCGAAAGGAAATCCCGGTTTACGCTTTTGAACAAGAATGCAAAAGGCATTGATGAGCTTGCCCATCAAATGTGGGAAGAGGGCAACCAGCGCTTAGATGCAGACAATCAGTATACTACGCAGGATTACAGGGAAGCGATTGAAACTGTTTTGAAAGATCACGTTTCGGCGCCAGGCATGGCAAAAGAGCTTGTTGACAGATATGGCAGCGGCATTGAAAAGAACTTAACCGAAGCAGAAAGCGAAGTGATTGGTAATGAAATGCTTAAAGCGGTCGAGAATGAAGTAGAAAAAATCCCCGAAAACATTCAAAAAGAGTTAATATCTTTATTGGAAAGATACAACGAGCAGGGTGCTATCAATTGGGATAAAATGGAAGAAGATTCCAATGGCTTTGACCCTGATTTTTTAAACCTCACCCCGGAAGCTACTACATACATTGACAAATTATTAAAAGAAAAGCTACATGGACAAGCAGAACCTGAGTACGTTGTTGACAAAAATGAAAGCTCACCAAATAATGAAGGACAAGGAAGCACTGGACAGCCTGAAACTGCGGGGAGTGAAATTAAACCGGAGGCACCAAAGCCAGGCGAAGGCCAATCTTCCATCCAAGATAAAATAAACTCTTTCAAGGCTGAATACGACAAAGCTGTTCGTAAATTAGAAGCCGTACAGGAAAAACTCTCCAAAGAGCAATCTACCCAAACTGATATTTTCGGTAACGCTGCTGCACAAAAAGGCATGTTTGAACAAAACGATGCCAAAGATATTTTAGACCCACTCAAAGCCAAAGTAAAAGAAGCCAAAGCTGCACTGGATAAAGCAACCAAAGATGCAGGTGTTGAGGCCGACAGCGACAATCCTGATCTGTTTGAGGAACCAGCCAAGAAAAGATTTTATGAAGAGGTGGCCGGCGCTAAACCAATCAATGTAACCGGCCGAATTTCTACCGATCCGATTGTTGGGGGCAAGCCTAAAAATCTTTCTAAAATCCTGCGGGAGTTTGCAAAAAAAGTAAATCAAAAAATATTTTACGCTAAGGTTTCAAGGGGTGCTGCAGGTACATATACGCCAAGCAATGCTGCTATAAAATTGCGGTACAGCGGCGACCTGGATACAACTTCGCATGAGTTTGGGCATAAACTGGATGACGTTCATCATATCACAGATGCTATAATGGCAAACCCTGCAGCTGCCAAAGAATTGCCATACTTCATGAATTCCCCGGCCGCAAGCAAGCCACCAAAGGGCCATCCAAATCCTGACAGATACAAACGGGCGGAAGGTGTTGCCGAATGGGTAAGGGCTTTTATCGTAAACCCAAAACAGGCAATTTACGATGCGCCGGAGATCCACAAGATTTACCAGAATAAGGTTGACGATGCCACCAAGAAATCAGTTGAAGAACTTTCTATCGATATAAGAACATGGGCCGGCGCAAGCGGGAGAGATAAAACGTTGGCTAATATTGAAATTAAGCCAGAAGATAAAAGTGTTTGGCAAAAACTATTTGGTCATGATGAAGCAGGTAAATTTTACCTGAACTGGACGGACAGGTTTGCCGCTAACCTCCTGCAACCAATGCAGGCTTTTAATAAAGCATTCAAATTTTCAAAAGGAATTCGTGGTGTTGATGAAGTGTTGCCTGAGAACGATCCCATTATATTGTCACGGTTGCTACTGGGTTACAATGGCAAGTTTGATGACATAGTAAATAACGGGATGGTGGATGCCAAGCTGAACAGATTGCAGGATAAGAATGGCAAGCCTAAAAGTGTAAAGTGGTTGCTGGAGCCATTGGACAATACCGATACAGGCTCTATCATGAGGGATATGGAAGATACACTGGCGTACATGGTATCTGAAAGAGCGGTAGAGCTTGCAAAAAGATTTAATCGTGCAGATGTACTTACCGGTACCGGCGGCGGCATATTGAAAGACCTGGATGTTGCTACAAAAACATTGGAAGAATTCGACAATGGCGACCCCAAAAGGCTGGCAAGAATTAAAGAAGCGGCTACCCGTTACCGTGAGTTAGCTGATGATATATTACAATACATGGTTGCCAAGGGAAGGATTGCAGATAGAGTGGAAGATAAAGACGGCAACTTAATTGGTGGATACCAGTTTATAAAACAAAACAACATTCAATATGTGGCTATGAACCGCATATTTGAAGCTGAGCCCGGAGTAGAGATTGATATGGGATTGAAAGGCGGCGGAGGCAAGGCGCTGGGCTCTGTTAAGCAACCAATATTTGCGATCAAGGGATCATCAAAGGAGATTGCCAACCCGTATTCTGTATTGCTTGAAAATATGAACAAGTCCATAAAAGAAGCAGACCGTAATGAGGTGATGCGAACTTTCAGGGATATGATCATGGAGCAAAGGCAAATGAACCAGGGGGATGTAAAGGCTTATTCTGATATCGGCTTTCTCGGAAAAGAGGGTGACAAGAATTCGCAGAAAATATTCGTGGATGGCAAAGCAGAAACGTGGGTATTTCATCCTGAAATTCACAGGGCAATTAAAAACCTTGACGGCGACTTGTGGAATTTACCAGGCATTATGCGCATGCCGGGCCAGTTGCTGCGGTTTACCGTTACCCACTTCCCCACTTTTGCCGCAAGGAATATTGTAAGGGATACGCAGGACCGCTTAATAAAATCCACTACAGGATCGGGGCTAAAAGATTTCGTTGGCAATAAAGCCCACTGGCAGGATGTTGCAAAAGCTGGCGGATTAAATGCAGGATTTTATTTCAGGGATCGCAGCCATTACTACGGGTTACTCGAAACTACCATGGATGAAATGGCGAAAAATAAAAAATTTATTCTGCTGGATCCTGTAAGATTAAAAGATGTATGGCATGGGTATGAAAACCTGTTGTATAAATCAGAAACAGCCAACCGGGTTGCTGAATATCGTGGCGGCATAAGAGAAGCAAAGGCAAAGGGGATGGATGATTATAACGCTATGCTGTATGGCGCATACAAAGCCAGGGACCTGATTGACTTCGCAGTGGCAGGACACACTATGCGCATGGTCAACCAACTTATACCGTTCACAAATGCGGCTGTGCAGGGTATGAGATCAACAGCTGTAAGTATCGCCAAAAATCCGGCAGGATTTGCCTTAAGAACTGCTTTATATTCAATACTTCCGGCAGCAGGTTTATGGTACCTGAATCATCGTGATAAGGAAACTGCTGACGAATACGAAGAGATACCGGCATACCAAAGGGATATGTACTGGAATTATAAAATTGGGCCAAACAAGTGGCTCTCTATTCCAAAGCCATACGAGTTGAGTTTAGCTGCCGCTGGCATGGACAGGGTACTTAGCAACATCGCATACAAAAGAGAGGATGCATATAAAGGATATGCCGGCACTGTTGCAAAATCAATGATGCCATTTGATGAAGCTGCTGCTGCAGGATTCCTGCGTCCGATAGTTGAGAATGTAGCCAACTATGATTTTTACAGGGAGAAAACAATCATCCCGGCTCATGAAGCAAACTTGGCGCTGGAATTACGACATACCGAAACCGCTTCAAGGCTAGGGCTATTAGTGCAGCAGGCGGCTGGTATTGATGGACGAAAGGTTGATCACTTTATACGTGGCCAGTTCTCTTATTTTGGTAATACCGCAATGAAACTCTCTGATATCGGGAATAAAGAATCAAACGAAACTTTTGATATTACCGACCTTGGGTTTTTCAAACACTCCCCTGCTTACAATTCACAATCGGTGCAGGAGCTTGTGAAGTTTGCGAAGGAATGGAACATGGAGCGTAGCCGTGACTACAAAGCATTTTCTGATATGGCTGGTGAATACTTCAACCTTAAAGATGATGCAGCAAAAGAAAAGGCAGGGAAAGAGTTAACAGGCTATGCAAAATCATTGCTGCTAACCTGGAAGAATGCGAACATGAAGGAATTTCAAATTGAGAAGAAGAAACAAAAAGACGAAAGCCGTTAATTTTTTTATCTTTGAAGTTATATTATCTAACTTATGCAATACAATGAAAAAGATTTTTCCGGCTGTAAATACAACCCGCTAACTAAAGATTTTGCGAAAAAATACAGCGCCGTTATGGAATGCGTATCTCCAGAATATGAAGGCGACAAAGAGATGTTGATGCGGTACGTGTGCCTAATGTATGATTACAGGAGCCCTTTGATAAGAGATACGGCAAATGTGAGCACCAGGCAGAGAATTGCTGCTCAATATGCAGGGTTTAAGCTAAACGAGAATGAGCTGGAGCAAATATTTGAGCTGACTAATCCTTTTGTAGTTACAGCGGTAGACATTTTTTTAAAAAACCATATTCAGGAGCGGCTGGCTTACATGATTTTCGCCAATGAGCAAACATTTTACGAATATGGCAAGAGGCTATTGCAGCCAGTATCTTCCGATAAAGGGGAAAAGGATTTATTGAGCGCCATTGCGATAAAGACAAAGCTTAGTGAAGATATGGCAGCGATCAGCCTGCGAATAGATAATGACTATAAGAGGCTTTATATGGATGATTCAGTACTGCAGAAAGCGGTAGCAGCAAATAGCTTTACGCCTGAATTTTTTGCAGGCAAGTAAATAAAAATATGTACGCCGAAATACCCAATGGAACTAAAATTGAAATTCAGGGGCTTGCCTGCTGGGTGCCCCCTTATGGGATGGGGTCGCATAGTGAAACTGCTGAGCTTTTACCGGTGGACGTTATAAAAAGAAGTACCAAAAAGGAAGATCAATACTGGGAGATTCAGCCGATACCAGAGGATTTTGAGGAAAGAGTTTTGATTGAAAAAGAACGACAGGATGACCAGATAAAGCAAGGGTTGGCTGCTACCTATACAGACCCCGAATTGAATATTATTAGAAGCAGGGAGTGGCATAGGAGGCTTTATGGCGTTTGGGTTTGGATAAATGGCAAGCCTGTTTACTTGACCGGAATGTATTACTTCTTCTTAAACTATTTCAGGAAGTCTGAAACGGAGCCACTTAAATATAGGGTGGTGGACCTGGAGTACTTTTATTTCTACCAACATATTTCCGAAAATCCTAAATGCATTGGCGGAATTGAAGTAAGAAAAAGAAGGGATGGCAAAAGCTTAAGAGCTGGGGCTATCGCTTATGAAATAGCATCCAGAACAAAGGGGGCTCTTTGTGGTATTCAAAGCATGGATGAGGACAGCGCTGAAAGTTTTTTTGAAAAGAATATCGTCAATCAATTCAAATACCTGCCTTCATTTTTCATCCCGGTTTGGGATACATCTGCAGGGTCTACGCCAAAAGGGTCATTACGATTTTACAAACCAAGCATTAAAGGAAAAAAGGCGCAAGCCAATTTAAGAGGCTCTGAACTTAAATCAAAAATAGACTACAGGAATGCAAAACCGAAAGCCTATGATGGGGAAAGAGTGAGATTCTTAATACTTGACGAAAGCGGCAAGGTTGAAACGGATGTAATAGCCCGGCATTCAATTGTAAAGAAATGCTGTGTTGATATCGACAGGAAGATAATTGGCAAAATGTGGGTGACGTCAACGGTAGAGTTGATGGGGTTGAAATTTAATTTTAAAAAGCTATGGCAAGATAGTGATCAATATAATCCTACTCAAACTGGCGCCACAAAGACCGGGTTATGCAGGTTCTTTATCCCCGCAGACAGGGCTGGCGAACACGACATATATGGAGAGCCGCTTGTGGAACAGAATAGGGCCGCCATACATTTAGAGCGCCAAAGCTTTGTAGACGACCCTGACACTTTGTATGCGGAAATGAGAAAAGAGCCGCTAAGTGAAGCAGAGGCTTTTATGTTTTCGACAGAAAATTGCCATTTTAATTTGGGGTTACTAAATCAGCGGATATGGGAAATAGATGGAATGCCAGGCTGTATTGAAAAGGGAAATTTAATTTGGGAAAATGGGGTAAAGTTTGGCAGGGCGCTTTGGGTGAAAGATTCCAACGGAAGATTTGAAATCCCAAAAGCCTTTCAGTTTGATAACCCGGAAGACATCAATAATGTATCTAAGACGCCAGCTGGGTTTAAGCCAATGAATAATGTTAAGTTTTTGATTGGGCTTGATCCATACGGAACAGATGAAACCGAAGATTTTCGTCGAAGTATGGCCGCCGCAATGGTGTATAAAAAAAACAACCCTTTTGGCGAGAACGAAATGTTTAATAAATCGTTTGTTTGCAAGTATCATGGCAGACCAAAAACACTATATCTTCTTTTTGAAGATATAGTAAAACTATGCTGGTATTTCGGGTGCAAGCTGATATTTGAAAGTAACAAATCTGAAATTGAAAGATGGTTTATATCACAAGGGCTAGAGCCTTTTTTGGTTAAAATACCAGGATATAAACAATACGGCATTCCAAGTACAGAAGACAATAAATATACGCTCCTTGCCGTGACAGAGGCGTATATAGAAGATAACATAAAAAAAGTTCACTTCCCGGCACTAATTGAAGACTGGAAGGGATTCAATGTAAAAAAAACACAGAAGTTTGACCTTACGATGGCTGCAGGATGGACGCTTGTGGCCGATGCATTAAAGGTGGAAAAAAGCACAGAGGGCAAACTTAGGCCGCTGGCAGATTACGGCTTCAAAAAACATAAAACCGCATAACCTATGGACCAGACAGTATCATTCCCGAAACACGATATCAACCCAAAAGAGAAGGGCGAAAAGTGGTGCCTGCAAGCCGCAAAAGCCATCGTGAATAACTGGGCTACCGGTATGCAAACCGGCAGTATCTTTTATGCTAAAAGATTACGGTACGAGGAAATTGATAGCTATTACATGGCTATGCAATCTGCCATGAGGTATATTGAATGGCAGACAGGTGAAAAGAACCCGGCAAGTACTTGGATCAATACCGATCAAACCATTGACGGACTGGTAAAAACTCATGTGCAGAAGATACTTGGCCGGCTTAAAAAAATTGAATACAATATCAACGCTACTCCACTGGATTCCACCGCAAAAAGCAAGTTGGATGAGTGGTATGATCAGATGTATATTAAAATAGCGATGAGGGAAGCTGCAATAAAAGCAAACCCTGCTTATGCCAATAACCCTTCGCTGGCAAAAGAAGATGGCGAACCGGAAGATGTAGAGGAACTGAAATTGGCCAAACAATTCAGCCCAAAATTCATTCGGGCAAAAGATATTGAGCAGGCTATCGGCATGTTGTTTTACGAGAACGGCATGGAGAAATTGGTTGAATTGTGGGATGAAGATAATGTGAAGTATGGCGTGTGTGTAGGTCGTGAAGGCATCAATGAAGAAAACCATGTTTTTATTGAAAGATACTGGCCCGGAGATTTTGTGTGCTCGTATTCTGAAACTGGCAATTTTGACAAGTTAACTCACGCCGGCGTATATAAAAGGGTTACTGTTGGCTCTCTTTCAAAGTGGTTTGATGACGCAACGCTTGCCAAAATTGCCGATGCAGTAAAGGGCAAAAATGGTAATCCGCAATATTATAACACCAGCACAATGAGAGGGTGGGATCCATTCAAGGTTGAAATATTTGATTTTGAAATGTTATCCTATGATACTGTTGCGGTAGAAGAGAGGATCAACAAATTTGGCAATAAGAAGTTTGGCAAGACCGATTACAGCAATCTCAATAAACCAGCTACAGAAAACCGAAAGGTAAAACCCGTTACCAGGGAGGAAGTTTATAAAGGCAAATGGGTTGTGGGTACAGATTTTATTTATGACTTCGGCAAGGCTACCAATACCAAAAGAAGCATGGATAAAGAAAAGGTGGGCAAAACATCTTTGAGCTTTATTGCTTTTGCAACCATGTTTGATAAGATGAGAGCAAGGGGTATTATGGAAGACTTAATACCTGTTGCAGATGAGATACAAATGGTTGTGGCAAAGATGAGGACGCTAAGGAATACCATGATCACCAATGGTGTTGCGATTGACTTCTCTTCGCTGGAAGGCGTAGCGCTTGGCGATGCTGGAAAAAACCTTTCTCCGAAAGAAATACTGGATATGTTCCTGCAAAATGGGGTACTCGCCTATCGCTCTGAAAATCTTATTCAGGATGGCAAAATGGTACAGCGTAAGCCCGTAGAGCCAATCATGATGAATGGTGCAGTTGAGCTTGCCGGCATGTGGACGGATTACCAAAACCTTACCGGAAAACTGTATGAAATAAGTGGGCTCAATCAAACAACCGATAGTGCCACCGTAAACCCAAAAATGCTGAATGGTGTAGCCAGGCTGCAAAATGCCGGCACCAATAACGCATTGTATTTCCTTGAAAACGCAAGGCGCAAGTTTGTAGAGGCGGTATCACGAAACATTATCCCACGCTTTCAAACAGCGTTACTCATTGGTGATTATGGGGGTTATGCACAGGCTATTGGGCAAAATACCATTGAATACTTTAAATTTTCTGCGACACAGTTCCCTTGTGATTATTCTATTGTTATTGAAGACAGGCCAACAGATGAACAAAAGCAGGTGGTGTATGAAATGATGAGGGAAGAAATTAAACAGGGCTTCCTTACAAGCGCAGATGTGTTTGCGGTAATTGATGCCTACAACCTGAAAGACGCACAGGTTATCCTTGAATCAAGGTCACGTAAAAACAGGGAAAAGAAAGAGCAGTTTGCATTGCAGCAGCAGCAGATGAATGGACAGGTGCAAACAGAAAGCGCATTGGCAGTGGAGAAAGCAAAACAGGAAACCATTGATAAGGAATACGATCGTAAAATGGACTTAGAAAAAGAGATCACTTACAGGACTATTGAAGTTGAGAAAATGCGACTTGGTATTGCCGGAGCATCTACCATTCACAACAACATTACAAAGCTGGCGCAATCTGCTATGAGCAATCCTCAACAGGCAGCGCCACCAACGATGGCGCCTGAACAAGAAAACCCTGCGGAGAATATGGCAGAGCAAGGTATTGAAGAACCGGTGATGGCTGGGTAATGATATGCAGTGTGGTCGGGCTTGCGATTTTTGCCACTAAAGAAATCAACATTTAAAAAAGCAAAAATTACCTTATATTTAAAATTGAATTTCCTTCACTTGCTTGTTTTTCAAAAGTAATAAATTTATTTGGAAGTCTGGTCACATTACATAACTTTGTGTCAGTTCTTTTTATCTATGCGTTTGAATTTCTTTTGGCTTAAGATTTTCTTATACAGCTTCCCTAAACAGGATGTAATAAGAAAATCTTAAAATAGGCCGCCTACTTGTTTTGAAAAAACAACCACAAAAAGAATATTGCGCTTTCGCCTATAACTTCAATATTATGTTATTCAGGTTAGCTAGCGAAGCGATGTGGGAGGGGCAGCAAGGCTATGAGGGAAGTGTATTGTATTTTTTTTGAGATGCGGAGCCCTCTTTACGCCGCAAGGCGTTTCCTTCTACACAAATTATTATAAACTCGATGGAGTTCCCTTTAAGACGATGAAGTACGGTAGCTAACGTACCAATCTGAAAGGGGATTCCGGTGCCCAAACTTTACTTGCTAAGTAATTCAGTAACAGCTATAGTATATTTCTGAATTAATGCTATAAGGTTTTTTACATCTGTCTTGCCGAATGCGGTTACCTTTCTTTTCTTTTTGAAATTGTCAAACTGCACATACCCTTTGGAATATTTCAAAAACCCTCCCTTTGAAAGGTCTATTATTTCATGTGCAAGCAAATTCCTTTGCTCTATTATTTTGCCAAGATCAACGCTATAGGTTGGATTGTTTTTTACAAAATCATTCTTGTAAGAGCTAACGGTGTCTTTAAAAATGTTGACTTTCTTGGTAAGCTGCATTTGAGATAAAAAAACTAAGTAAAATGTAGTTTGCTTTCCGACCTGCACGAAGTACATTGACAAAAATGCGTCAATCATTTTTTCAAGGTGAGCAACTTCATTTATAATAATCCCTCTTGTCATGGCTGCATCTGAATGCAGCTTGTCAGAAATTGTCATTTCCTTTTCCATATCAGTTGTTTTAATTCCACACAATTTATAAATTAATCTAATAACACAATCTACTCAATGGGTTAATACTCCAGTGCGGACAGCAAAGGATTTGCATGATGTAATGTGATATATTTGTATGGATAACCTGACAGGTTCAATCTGCGAATCATTTGGAACGAAAGAAGTATCCCTGCAAACATGGACGCTTGCTCGAAAAAAAAGTTGACTGTCAAAACAGTCAACTTTCATCCTTATGAGAACTGGTAAATTGCCCAGCGACAAACTGGGAAAAGTCGTCAGCATTATGCTGATTGTCAAGTCTATTGTCGAAATCCTTAAGCTATTACTGCTTTAAGATTAAGAAGAGGAACGGAGTTCGCAGCTCCGTTTTTCTATTTCAAAACTACACTTTTTTTAATTACTCCAAAATTTACTCGCTAAAATCTATCCGGGCTACTAATACTCGCAGCAGGGCGGGAGAAAAAAAATACAATACACTTCACTCATAACGGGAAGGCGTGTGCGCCTGCTTAACATAAAAATTAGTTATAGGTAAAGGGCAATTCCTTGCAGCCTATTTTTAAGCCAAAAGAAATTCAAACGCATAGATAAAAAGAACTGACACACTTCCCAAAAGATCAATGACTATTACCGCTGCCTGGCTATAGCTGCTACTCGATTGTTGCCGGTCCCATGTCCGCACAAATATTTTTTTGATTATTCAAAACAAGTGCTACTTTTGAAGTTATATAATATAACTTAGAACATCATGGCAAAGTATGCAAAAATTCAGCAGTATGAGGTAATTCAATTTACCGATGGTAATACAACCAGTGGCATTTTCGAGGGGGCTCGTGTAAGCCTTATTAAATCGGAATCCACGGTCAATGACAGGGTAGTAAATATCCGGTTGGCAAATGGTGAAGTGGCAGTGTTGCACGATACTGACTACCTGATCAAAAAAGACGGGCAGCCGGTAAACTCCTGCAGGGCAGAGCAACTACCACAGTTGTATGAATCAATGGGAACGTACACATTGACGTACAATGGCAACACCAATACAGGTGGCTCTGCTCCAACAGATGCAAGTAGCCCTTACGATAAGTGGTCTACTCCTGTAACCGTAGCAGCTGGAACGCTTGTAAAATCAACCAAAACATTCAGCGAATGGAATACAGCAGCTGATGGTTCAGGAACAGCGTATGCAGTAGGTGCAGCGATCAATCCGATTATAGCAAATACAGTTTTGTACGCACAGTGGGTATAATGCAGGGTAATACCTGACGAATATATTTTTAAATAATCCTCCCTCAAACAGCAATACGATGAAAACAGTTCAATCCGTACCCTATTTCTATGACGCAGCCACTGGTGATACCGGTGGTGGCGTTTTATCTTATGACCAAATGCAGGCTGAAATGGCTTCGGCTATTCCTGCTCCTGCGGCAGACACTCCACCTCCATCCTCACCAAACGAACCAGCACAACCAAATGCCGCTGCGCCAAATGAACCGGCAGCACCTGCGGCTCCGGCAGCAGCAGAACCAGCAAAGCCATGGTATGAAAGTGCATCACAGGAAGAAATATTAACACACGGACTTTCAAAATTTGATAAGCCTACATTGCTTAAAACGCTGGGCGTTCCTGATCATCTTATCGCCTCAATGGATAAGATAGATCCTGAAATTGTAAAGTATGCAGAGTTTATAGCAGGTGGTGGTAACAAGAACGAATACCTGCGTCTTACGGGTACGGACTTTGGCAACATGAGCGAATTGCAATTGCTGGAGCTGGATATCAAAGAGAAAAATCCAGGTATTGATCCCCAAACATTACAGATAGTTCTTAAGAGAGAACTCGCAAAATATAATCTTGACAGAGATGAAGCCCCCGAAGGAAGCGATGATGCTAAATATGGGGAATTTTTACTCAAACAGGATTCCGCCGCAATACGGCAAAAATACCTCGATAAACAGGCAGGATTGAAAGCACCTGCAGCAGCACCCGATACCAAAGGCCAGGAACGGGAAGCTATGCAGCAACAAATAACCGAGGCAGTGCGCAACAGCGCAGCGGTTAAAAGCTTACAGGCAACCAAAATGCTTACTTACGGCGAAGGCGAAGATGCCCTCCAGTTTGAAGTAAAAGATTTTGATGGCATTGTGAGTGAAGTGGTTTCAGCCAGCATGCAGTCAGGTAAACCTTTATCCGATCCAGAAATAACACAACTGGCAAAAACACTCACCTATCACAGAAATCAGCAGGCAATTGAAAAGGCAATGTTTGCCCACGTAAAAGCAAAAGCCGAAGCCGCATTTAACAAAGAGGTAAGAAATGTTGTGCCGGGCCAACAAGTTATTAATCCAGAGAACGGGCAGATAAATGGCAAAACAGTACTTGCTACAGAAGGCAAGCTGGTTAGTCATGCTGAATTGTTCGGTGGGTGATTCGTAAACTATTTAAACTAAAAAAATCATGCAACGTACCGATTTAAATAAGCAGGTAGTAACCGGCGTGGACTTCCTTGATGAAAGGGTGATCCGTCCGGAAATCATTGATGTGTCCAATGAAATGCAGTACACAGACCTTATGGCTTTGGCCGGGTTGAAAAAAGAAACAGTAATGAGCCAGTATCATCAGTTTACTGATGAAGACCTGTACAAAGTATTAACAATCGACACTGGTGGTGTTTCAGGTAGCGGTACAGCAACGCTGACCATTACCCTGGATGTTGCAAGCTCAGGCTATGCAAGGACCAATATGGTGTTGAAGTTCCCTAATGATAAGTGCGGATTCATTTCCAGCGCCATCACCACTTCCAGTTCAAAAGATTCTTTCACCGTAAAAAGTTGTGACGGCACCAACCTTACAGCTACCCAGGGCGGAAAGATGATTGATCTTGGTACCAGTGCCGGCGAAGGTTCAACAGGAGTTCAAAACCTTACCTATACAGTGAACAGGGATTTCAACCTGCTTACAAGGTTAAGGACTAAGGACGTTGTAACCGATGTGCAGAAACAATCTTATGTAACCGTTGAAGTGAATGGCACTAAGTTGTTCTCCAGCTACCAGGCTGTAAAGAAAGCGCAGGCATTCCAGGGTGATATCTCTGCAGCTTTGATTGGCCAGCAGAAATCAGCTACACAGTACGGTGATGCTTCTCCATTGGTAGACGGCCAGGGTAAACCAACCCAGTTCACAGGCGGTATTGACCAGGAAGTTGCAACCAAAGGCCAAGCTTTAGCATGGACAACCAATGGCACACTGGTATTCGCTGACCTTAACAACGAGTGTGATGCATTAAACGCCGTAAAAGCACCAAAGAATTTCTTGAAACTTTGTCCTGATTCGGCTCGTAGGGCTGTCAGCACATTTGCAAAAAATCTTGGTAGCTCAGGTGTAACAAGCGCACATTTGAATTTTGGAGCAAATGAAATAACCGCCTTCAACTACAACGTTGATAAGATCACCCACGGTTCATACACTTTTGAGTATGGCAACTTGCCTATCCTTGATCACCCGCAAAAGTTCGGTGCTGGTGTTGGCACAATCGGTAAATCCATTTATGGTATTCCTAAAGGTAACGTGAACACTATCGGTAACGGTGTGGTACCACGCATCCAGGTAAGGTATATGAAGCATGGTATTCCGGAAGCCGGCGCAAACTGGATTGCAGAATGGGAAACTGGTGCAATGGCACAGAAAGCTACCAATGACGAGGCTACTTTAACCCGTCACTGGTTGTGCAATTTCGGTAACGAAATGGCTGGCACAAAACAGTTCAGCAAACAAAGGGCTCTCGCCTAATTGAGAATAAGACAATAGGCAGGTGGTGTAAAAGCCACCTGCTATTTTAATAACTACAAACATTTTTTATGGCTCTGCAAACATTTAAAGACCACAACGTAAACAAAATTTCAGATGCCCTTAAAAAGTACCTTGATGAGAGGCCAATTAAGGGGAATGTGAAATACAGGATGCTTAATGGCACCAAAAACATTGATCCAAAAGCGATTATAGGGAAAGATGATTATTCATTCCCGTCCATTACGCAGATCATTTTAAGGGCAAGGCTGAAAGACCCTGGAACAAAACAGCCAGTGGAAGTTGCTCATGTTAAAATAATGGGCAAGGACAGCGTGGAGGCTTATGGTGTACTGAATATTCCCGATACAAACAGGGGTGTTTTTGTGCTACATGAAGGCATTATGGATGAAGAAGAGATTTACCAGGTTATTGAATTGCTGAATGAAAATGCAAGCAATCCTTACCGTGACGCATCAGTGAATCCTTTGTTTGAAAGAGTGGATGAAACTTATTTGTCTAAAATGAATGTAGCCAGGCGTAAAACCAAACAGACTATGTATGAATACATAGACCTTTTGGATATGACAGAAAGAAGACTATTGCATGCGGCGAACGGCGGCGGCTTTGATGATGATCCGGATGTGGTAACGGATAAGTTACAGGAATTGGCAGAAAAAGATCCTGTATGGTTTGATAAAATGGTGAACAGCCCTATTACGCCACTCAAATCTGTTGTAAAGCAGGCGATTGAAAAAGGCCACGTTCAGTACAATGCTCAAACACATCAGTACTTATGGGTGGTGTCGCAAGAAACTATCGCCACCCTTGACCGTGTAGAAGGTGTTGCGCCAGTACAGCAGTTCGCAGAATGGCTTGACACCAGCAAGAATGGTGAAGCAATTACTAAGCAAATGAAAAACCTCATAGCCCCTAAACCCGATACAAAGGAAAAAGCAAAGGCTGGCAAGGAGGCTTAAGATAAACCGCCTGAAAACGGTGCAACATCAATAGTGTTGTGCTTTGTTTGCAGGGATATAAAGGCCACCTGTTTTTACAGGTGGCACACTTTAAAAAACAAACAAAATGCCGTCATTAACTTCTTTCATATCGTTTGATGCAAAGTTTATTTTAAGCGAAAACCCGGTGTTGCAACTGACGGCAAAAACTACTATACCGGTAAACTTACAGCCCGACCTTATTGGCTACTTCTCTGTTGTGCAGCCTGATGGAATTGAAACAAAGACAAGCTTTGGAAATCCTGATGTTACATGGGCTGAAAATGGCAAGCAAACAATCAATGTTGTTTTAAGAACAGGGCAAGATGGGTTATATGTAAAAGGTGGCTACATCATTGAATTTTTTGCAAGGCATCCTGATTATACCGATGGGTATTTTACAAGGGATTTTGGCATGCAGTACGACCCGGTAAAACTCAGCATCCAACCTATTTACGACTTCTACACTCCTGAAATAAAATTTGCTGATAATACCAATTATACCGTTGAAGGATGGGCTATTAAAGAGCAAAATTCTGCGTGGGTAAGCTATATGGACGGCATGAATTACGTTCAATCAATTACACCAAACCTGGACGCAATTTTTGAAGGCGGGTATTACGCTTCAAAATATGATACCCGGTACACCAAAGATGTTTTGTATGAAAGCGAAACCGATCCATGGTTGTCTATCCTGCAGTTATTCTCATGGCAGGATATCGCCCAAGCCTATGCGCCACTACCAATGAGCGCACTGGTTGCTTATCTGGAGCAATTAAAGAAAAAAACAACGGCAAGTTGTGGCAACAATTCCATGCAAGCTTTATATGAAAAAGCTGCAGCACTTTATCAATTAATCAGGGGCAAGGTTTGTGTAAAACAGACTACCAACCTCAAAGATTATTTTGAGGAATTCTATAAACTTACCCATGACGGAGCGCCGCTGGCTTATCCTAAAAATGGCGCAATGATTCCTGCATACGATTTTGCTACAGGTTGTGGCGGAAGTACGGATCAGCATTACCAGTTCAGGCCAACTCCAGGCGTAAGCAGTTTTATTATTCCTGCACTGGCCGGCAAAACTATTAAAGCTGCTGTAAGAAGCGGATTGGGTAAAGGCATTACAACCAGCCCAACAACAGATACAGAACAGCTTCAAATTGTAAACAATCAAATATTCTTACCAACAGGCGATGTTGTAGCCAGCACAATTGTAAACAGCGCAACTGTTGGTGAATTATTCATATTCACATACTCATGAAAAAACTATTAACCGTACTCTTTTTGATTGCAGCTGTCACTTCCTTTGGACAGCCGGGGGCTTATCAGTCTATGCCTCAAAATGGCTATGGTCCAGTGAAAAGATTTTTGATGGATAGAAATGGTGTTTTATCTATCCCGCTTGGTATCTCTTCGCTTAGAAATATACCTGGAGGAAGAGATACTGGACAAATAAGGTACAACCCGGCTGATTCTGGGGTGTATGTATATTCCGGTAACAGATGGATAAGGCTTGCAACCTATGTAGTTACACCGGTACCGCAGGGTACCACGACAGGGATTGACAGTATAACCTTTACGGCACCACGAACATTGTGCTATTGGAAGCATGATACATCAACCTGCTATACACTGGCCAATAGCATTGACAGCGCAAAAGTTGTTGGCGGAACGCAATTATGTTTTTATACTGCAGGGGTGGCTACCTGCTACACCATTACAGGCGATATTGTTTCAACAGCTATCGACAGTATTACCATAAGCGGCACAAACTATTGCTGGTGGAATAACAACTCTGCAAAATGTGTGAACATTGATAACACTACTCCATTTGATACTACCTACATCTATGATAGTATTGCAAAGGTAAAAGTGGGGGTGTTTTCCGGCGATGGCAGTGTCTTGCTAATTGATTCGCCAGGCAGAAGGATTGATATACGGGTTGCAAACAACCTGCTTTCAAAAGACAACGAAATCCTCTCCACTGGCGGCGCTGCAATTTCAGGTGACACAGTTATCATTTACGCCCCTATTATTTACAGATTAGCTGGCATACAGGACACATTCACCACTGACATCAGAATAGTAATTCCTCCGGCAACGGCTGACTATTGGCGAACAGATGCTATTGTAATACCCTCTTTGGGGATTATTGATACGCTGATGGGTATTGAAGATACCATTAAGTCTTACCCACGATCATTGGATTCAGGCATGCTGCTGATGGCTTATGTAGATGTGCATGATGACACAGTGTTGTCGGTAAAACTTATAGCTAAACTGCAGAGCTATGGGCTTACATTCCCTGATGCAAATGGAGTGCTTACAAATGACAGTGTTGCATTCAGGATAAACCCAGCTACAAAAGAATTATTCTCATCGGGTGGGCTAATCCTTGCGCTTAATAAAAGATTATCATGGGGTGACCCTAACACTGGCATTTACTACAATGGGAGTAATTTTTTAAACTTTGATAGCTACTCTGGAAATTTCAGATTGAATAAAACATACGGCGGCACCGCTCCGGTAATGGAGTTGAGGTATGACAATCTTGGCACATCTTCTACTGGTTATATCAATGTAAATAACTTTGGAATAGGCACTGCTTCGCCAAACGCATCCGCTGCACTTGATATAAGTTCAACAATCAAAGGATTTTTACCACCACGCATGACGGGTGTACAGATGAACGCCATCGCTTCTCCTGCGGCAGGGTTAATTATTTACAATACAGATAGTACAGCACTTTGTTTTTATAATGGCTCTGCATGGATAAAGATGGGTGGCGCTAGTGGTGGTACTGCTTCATGGGGATTAACAGGAACAGCAGGGACAGATTCGAGTGTTAATTATTTCGGGACAACCGATAATCAACCAGTAATACTAAAGGTGAATGATAATCCGATTGGGAAACTTGGCACTAATACAAATGTTTCATTTGGGGATAATAACAATGCAAATGGGCAATCTTCATTTGCTGTAGGTATAAGTAATAATGCAAATGGCGGTGCAAGCGCAGCGATTGGCAGCTATAATACTACTAACGGGTATGGTTCAATAGCTATGGGGAATCAGGCAACAGCAAGCGGATATGCCTCAATTGCCATTGGTGAATCAACTATAGCAAGCGGAAATCTATCAACAGCTATAGGGCAAACAACAGAAGCCAGCGGAGTTTTATCAACAGCTATAGGGCATAATTTTAATAACACGGTAGATTCATCATTTGAGGTTGGATTTGGCGAACCAGCGCTGCATATTGGAAGCAACAATTTGGTAGGCATAGGAACAACAACACCTACTGCAAGGCTTCATGTAGTAGCACCCGATACAAATGTTGCAAAATTAGTTGGGTTAGGAAATACGGTATTATTAACAGATAGCGCACTTGTTATTGGAGTTGATGGGAATATTAAAAAGGCGGTGAAAAGTTCAGGTGGTGGCAGCTTGCCTACATCCGTCACACTTTCAACGCAAGACACAACAGTAATAACGGTTGCAAAAAACAGCGGATTATCGCTATCAGTAGGTGCAAATAAAAAGTATAAGATTGAATTTACATTATTTACCAGTTGCGATACAACAACAGGTATCAGGTTAGGATTATCCGGGCCATCCGGTTCTGCACTTGCATCCGGTACGCTCATCGGCTCAAATGCTTCCAACGGCGCTCCGCAGATAGTTAGGGTGGCAGGTTTGGGTAGCTTGTCAGCAGGTGGAGCTGTTGCTCTTAATCGTGCCACAGGGCTACAGGGTGCGGTACAAGGAACAGTATTTATCACAACGTCATCAACGCCCGGAACATTAACGCTCATATTCGCAGCAGCTGCATTAACGGCAGCTAAACCTGTATATATACAGGTAGGCTCAACAATGGAATTAACAGAAAATCAATAATTACAAATAATTATGAAAAAGACACTCACATTATTACTTATAACACTGCTTGCCATTGGCGGCATATCAGCGCAAACTGGAAGGATAGTATCCAGCACATCTTTAAGCGCACCTATAGTTTACTATAAGCCAGGATCGGACACGCTTGTTGCTAATTCCATTGCAAGGGCAATTAAGCCAATTGCAGCAACACTCAACGCTTATCCAGTTGCAGATACATCTGGCGCAAGCCTGATAAAGATTGTTAGCGGCAAAGTGGTGATCCTGCAAGACCCGGCGATACCTGTTTTAAAAAGCCAGGTGTTAGTAATTCAAACACAGGATAAGCTAACCGCATCAGCCATACAAACATTACAGGATCAATCTACAAGCTACCAGAAACAGATAACAGTACAGCAGGCATTGATTGATAAACTAACGATACAAAACGCAGCCTTACAAGCTGTAATTGATAAACTTAAAATTGCGTTGCAATGATGAAAGATGATAACTGGGGGTAATAAAAAAGCCGCTGATCAGGCGGCGTAAAGTCAACATATTCGATTGGGGACACCCCAGTCCTTTAACATTTGACCTGATGGACTAGCCCGTAGGCTTATCCATTTCAAATATACAAAAAATATTCAAATGAAAATATTACCGATGAAAAACCTAATCATCATTTTGCTTACCTCCTTTTTATTTACTACGGTAAATGGGCAGACTATTTTAAAAGACTGGAACAGTGGTACTTTGTCACAGAGTGGGTTTTTCCTACTCAATTGTGTTACCCCGAATAATCCAGGCTTTTTAACAGATAGCTTTTCAACGCCGGGTGATTATGCTTTTTACGCATCAGTAAGCAAATCGGATAGTCTTTGTGGCGGTTCAAACAGAACAGAAATAAATACCAAGATTGTAGATTTTGCAGCCGTTGAATGGGTACAATGGGATACTTACATTCCAACATGGGTGCCGGTGGATAGCCGTCCGTTTTCATCCGGGCAAATCCATGGAATAATTAATGTTCCATTTTATTTCAAGTTTGAAAATGGGAATAATTATGCCGTTATCCAAAACAGCAAGACCAATCAATCATCCAATCTAACTACTAATGTTACCTATCCGCTGGGGCCTTATAAACGTGGTGCATGGCAGAGAAATTTATTACACTTCAAGCGTTCAATGTTTAGTGATGGCTTTTTTGAAATGTGGATTGATGGTGTTTTCAAGTTTCGCTACAACGGGCCAACGGCTGACGTTATTGGCGGCACAGGTGAGACGGCTTGGTATTGGAAAGCCGGTATTTATAAATGGAGCCTTAAAAAATCTGCTTATCCTAAAGCAGCAGCAGTAACCGATAATTACAAACAAGGTACAGCGGCGGCTACATACACAGACTTTTACCCTGATGTAGTTACACCACCCGGGCCAGTGCCAGTTGATCCTGCTGCCGGAGTAAAGCTGCCATGGATAAAATAAAGAACCTTAATAACATACAACTATGCCTACAATTTATGAATTAATCATCGCAGCTTTTGCAGGATTTATATTTTCAAACCTACGAAAGTTTGTAAGCATCCGCAGAAAGGGTGCAACTATTGACTACAGCTTTACCTTAAAGCAGTATGTGAATATGGATTGGGATATAATGCTTACGCAACTCATCCCGATAATGCTTTGCCTGATGGCATGGGAACTGGTGCCAGCAAAGTATATGCAATATGGCATATTCATTTTTGCCGCTATTGGTGCGGTAGGTGCTGAGGTGTTAAATACATTTTTCAGCCGTGCAGAATCATGGATGGTTGACAAGATCAAAAACTTTACACCTGAGCAAAAGCCAGTGAGTTTTGGGGAAGGACCCGGCGGCTCAACTAATCCAGATCCAGGCGGCTTACCACCAAAACCAAGATAAATGAAACAATCAGTTGCAAAATCTCTGTTTCTTTTCTTTCTGAGCATTATTTGCCAGTCAGTTTACCGGGCATTTCCATCGGATGAAATGATAGCGCCATTTTTTCTGAAGCCTGAAATACATATTAGTATAGCATGGTATGCAAAACACCTGTCTGATTTATTTGGCTTTTCCTTGCTGATGTTTTGCGTTGTGTTCATACTCCGGCCGGTTGAGAAGCATTTGCAAAATAGTGAATGGGTTGGACATAATGCGATGTTGACTTTTGTTAAGCTATGGCATAGAATATTTTTTGTAGTAGCTATTACAGGGCTGATGGATATTGTACACTATGCTATTTCATTCAAGCAAACACAGTGGTTTTTCCTTGTACAGAATGCTATCTTTTTTTTAATGACCTTTTATTACCTTTTTAAAGCATACCGGAAATGAACAAACAGCCAAAACTATGGGAAATATTAGCCTGTTTTATTCCAGTGATTTGTGGGATTGTTATTTGGACATGGAACCTTGGAACTAAAGTAGAAAAGAACGGAACTGAGATTGAGTATTTAAAGCAGGGTAGGATAGAGTATAAGCAGGATATTAAAGAGATCAGCAATAAACTTGAAGAAATCCTTATCCGTATGGAAAACAAACAGGATAGGGCTAAATAATAAATCAATCATTCAAAAATACAATTATGAAAAAGCTCATTTATTTACTCCCGTTGATCATTTTTTCCGGCTGCAGCGGTGCTGGTTTTTCCGGTGGCAAAGTATTCATCCCGATTATTGCAGGCGTATTGACATTGTTTTTTATTGCCCGGTTGGTCATTGGTGCAGGTGGAAAGAAGCTAAACGGTTGGTTGGCTCTATCGTTTGCAGCAGTTACCATCTTTTCATACTTCTCAATGCTTGCTGACAATTGATATACTACGCCCAAATATTAATCCTGGTATTCACATTTGTTTGTGGGTTGCATGATGGCCATTCTCATTTGAGTAACCGCAAATTAACCAATGATGAACGCAAGCGATGGCACCGGTCAGGATACATCATGTATTCACTTTTCTTTATTCCATTGGTTTACTTCATTGGCTGGAAGGTATTAGTTGCCGGACTGATAATAAGGGGTTCAATATATGACCCAAGTCATAATACCGGGGCAAAATTGAAAGCAGGGTACATTGGTGATGGCAATGAATTTTGGGAAAGGTTATTCATGCGAATGTTTGGCGCAAACGGCGGCGTAAGAAAGGCAATTGCATTTATGATTTTAATCATCATTCTGAATGTTTTAAATCAGTTGTATGCCGTATAACAAAGGGGATAAAATACAAATTGCAATTGCCGTTATTATTTGCGGTGGGTTGCTTATTGCTTACTTGATAAAAGGATGCTGATGAGTCAATTGACAAAAGAATGGAGTGAATATAGCGGACAATATGAAAAACGTGTGCAGGATATTCGTTTGAAAGATGGCAGAGAGATTATACACTGTTGGCCTAATGCTGGAGAATGGGACTGCTGCAGGGATGATAGTATAAAAAATATTCCCAACAGCGAAGTAACACATACCAGACTGAATGCTGGTTTTTATGGTGAGGATGATTAATAAAAACAACTATGAATATAATTTACCACTGGATTGGAATAATTGTTTTTTGGGGCGGCTTATCAATTGGAACATGGCTTGCCCTTGGTGCTGCTTGGCGCTGGTTTATGTCTGACATTTGGAATCACACTTATCTATGCTATGTTATTGATACAATAAAAGTGTGGTACAGATTTAAGTACAAGAAGCAGCCGATAGATGCGCATACTGATCATTTGGAATATCTAAAAACTAATAGTTACATAAAAAGGATGCCTTCATTTTTAAAAGAATTCCATATCAATACCATCAATAGTGAGATTGACAGGAGAAAAAAAACTTCAACATGAAAAAAGAAATATACATCAAACCAATTACCGGCTTTCTCTGCATGGTGCTGGGATTTATCCTTTGCCTGTTATTATGGAGGCCATGGGAGGATAAGATCATAACTACCGGCCCAACTGCCAACGAGATCACAAAGCATACTAAGGATTCAGCAAAATCAATTGATAAGTCAATCAAGGAAACTGTTGCAAAGGCTGACAGTTTTAAACGGTTAGTAACAGACAGCGCAAAGATGCTGCGGTTGAAAGATCAAAAGCTGTATGCTGCGGAACAGGAGATACGCCGGTTGCAGGCAAGTAAAAAAGCAGATACCGCAAAGCAGTCAATCAATGGAACACAGCAGGAATATACAGAGTTGTCGGATAATTGCGATGAATACATAGCACAGGCAAAAGGGGTAATTGTAAATCTTAACTCACAGTTAGATAACAAAGATTCCATCATTGCAACCAAAGACACCCTGATTGATTTTGCTACCGTCAAGGCTAAAATATTTGAACATGGATTCAATGAAATGTCTGGATTGAATAAGCAGCAGGCAGAGGCTATCAAACAACTCAATAAAAAATTCAAGTGGCAGAAAATACAGGCAACCGGATTGAAGGTAGTTGCTATTGCAGCCGCTGCGATGTTCATTAAAAACAATGTAAAATTTTAAGGTATGAGTTACGAATATTTAAAATCAATCGTTACACCCCGTCATATAGCAGTTGCAGCCAGCTATCTTGGTACCACTGAAATACCTGGCGCTAAAAGCAATCCTGAAATATTGCGATGGGCAAAAGAGCTTGGACTTGACAAGGTTTACAAAAATGATGATACTGCATGGTGTGGCCTCTTTGTGTGCTATGTAATGAAGCGGGCAGGCAGGCAGGTTATTTTAAACACAAAAGACGCATACGATTATTTGAGAGCCTTGAAATATCAGGGTGCAAATCTTATTGAGGTACCTCGTGCAAATGCAGCCTTTGGTGACTTATTGATATTCCAGCGGCCTGAAGGTGGGCATGTAGGCTTTTATGTTGGCGAAGATGCTAATAACTACCATGTATTAGGCGGGAACCAAGGAAATAAAGTGAGTGTTGTAAAAATAAGCAAGCAAAGGCTTGTTGCCGTTAGGCGGCCAGAATACATTACTTATTCACCTGAAAAAATGGTTGTCGATGTTGCTGGCAATGTAAGCAGCAATGAAGCATAAATAATTTGCCCGTGGCTGATCACTTTCATTATGTGGGTTATGGGAGTGTGAAGTATGTTACAAGGCCGGGTAAACGAAAGCCACTCAATTTATTTTTGGGTGGCTTTTTGTATTTATTTATTCTGAATTGTTTTTACCTGGGAAAGGTATTGTTCTTTGGTGGCTGGAATTAGATTGCCAGCATTGATTGTTACCGGAAAGCAATCTGCCCTAGGTGGTTTTAAATTCATATCCCATTCGATAACGCTTCTGATGCAATTGTCAGGCAACCCAAATCCTTTTGCATTTTTTACCAACTTGACATACTCCGGCATTTCCTCTGCTGTTCTTTCTTCCCACCATTCGAGTTGCTTTAAAACAACAGGAAATCTTTTTGAACCCTCATCAATATGGATTGGCTCTAAATCAGTGTATTCATGCCACCATTTACCGGCTCCGAATTTATCAAGGATTAATATATGGCCAATTGGCATTGATGACGGCCTGCCGGGGTAGTCAGCTATTACCTTATACCGTGGCTGCATCAGCCTTTCTATTTTTTCGTTCTCTGTCATAAAATTGATTTTAGTTGTTTTTACCTGGCGTTAGTTGGTGTTCCCCCTCTTGGCTCAATTTTTTATACTCGTTATATCTATAACCATTTAGAAGCCCACACAGGTAATTAAACAATAGAGCATTGCTTGAAAAGTTAAGATTCATAAATCTAAACTCTGAAAAAGATGTCAGTTGCTTATCTGATAAGTGGTAAACAGAATAGTTTACAATTGTCTCTTTCTTCCCAAACAACGGCTTTCTGACATAGATGTTTTCAGAAATAAATACATGAGGCATAACCTCTCTTACCTCTTGAAATAATTCATTCAATTCCTTGTCTGAAACTTTGCTATACGCTTGTTGTTGGCATTCATCTAGCCATGTGTACATTCCCATATTACCCGTTATTTAAAAAGTCAATTAGTAAATCAGAGGATACTTTGTTAGGTTCGCCGGAGTGATAGAATATCTCCCATGTATTACTTTCCTTATCGAATGAAATACCCTTTACATTTGTTGCTCCTTCGAGTGCTTCTAATAGTTCTTGCATATTTTTTATTTTTTAGATTGGCAAATATTACCTTGATGTATTAGTATTGATTGTGGGTTAAATAGCATCATGCCGCATTTTTCACAACGATTAGAGGAATAGATGCCCGTATTATTCATTGCATCTTGAAGCCTGCGCCACCTTTTTGAGCCAAATTTTGGACGGCTTTTAATCAGCAAATCATCTTCAAGTCTATACTCCTTTATCACTTTAGCTATTTTAATATTTCATCAAATGGGCATCCCGTCTGCCCCTCTTGGGATGGGAGGGAGGAAATATCTGACAGTTGATCTAGGTAATTAACGATTTTATAAATCTCTATTACCGGAATTATAGCAGCTGAAAGCTTTGCTTTTTTAATTGCAGCTTCAATACAAGATCTTAAAACCGATTTTGTTTTTGGATCAAAATCTACTCCTGCTCCCTTTGGTTGGGTGGCGCACTCATCAAGCCATTCAATATCACATTTTGGCACAAGTGTTCCAATTGCCTGTGACTTTATATCGGCATCGTTTAATTCTAAATGAGTATCAGTCCAGTAAGAGTAAACATCTAAAACTTTTTTAGTTTTAATATTCCTGAATACTATTTGCGAAGGATCAGTTTTAATATCAGGCATCCGTTCAATTGCCTTTACCCAAACACCGGCTGACTTTTGCTCCGCATCCGCTGCTATGGGTTGGGGGGCTTGCAGGTTATCCCTTATTTTCTGTAATTGCTGCTGATGATTGGAAGTTCTATGCCATGAGGCTAGTAATTCATTTATTGCTTTCGCTGCTTCCTGTGTCTGTGTCTGTGTGTTCATTGTGTTACTTATTTTTGAGTTTTATCAATGGCAATACCAAGTTCTATTGCTGTCTTGCCGTTTGCCCAGTGGTCGATTCCAAAGAATAAAGGGATGGCGTAGCCTTTTTGGATGAGATACTGCCATTGCTCTGGATTCATGTCGGAAAATTTGAACGTATCATTTATCCAGCCGTCGTTAGTATAATATCCAAAATCAAACCCTTTGTCTTTATGAGTGTACCCAATTTCTGGCTGAAACTCAAAGCCTGATGCTTTAATAACTCCTTTAGCATGTTCATCTGTCATCTTGTCCAGTGGAGTGAGGCATAGCTGGTATTTTTCAGGGAAATCATTGTAGCTAAATAATGTATTCCCTATCTCAATTGTGTTGCCCGCACAAATGCCATAGCCTTTGCCTACTTTCCCATTCTTTTGTCCCCAGTACATTGCAAATACACGAGCGATTTCATTTTGCGTTAATTTGTTTTCCATTTTACTTTGTTTTAACCCCCTGAATTGAGGTGTGAATTAATTGTATTTACTTTTTATAAGTCTTACTCATTCGTCTTCCAACTTACAATATCAAAGGCTGCATACCATTTATTTTCATTAATCCAAAATAAATCATCACCACTAACAAAGTAACCTTCATGCCATTCTTCATTTTGAGTTTGGAATGATATTCTTTGCCCATCATTTGGGAGGGTACTTCTATCTAGTTTTAAATGTGTTATTTTGTTTTTCAAAACAAATTCAACCCCTGCAATAAAATCATCGGCTGTATGCTTTACAACTTGTTCCCTTGTATATTCTATTGGGAATTGGCCATTACAAACACGTTCAGCATAATCTTTTGCCGCTTTATTTAATAATTCCTTATTCATTGTATTTTATTTTTAATTGTGAGTTAACCCCCTGTAGGGGGAGTGGTGAGAGATTAATTACCTTTTCTTATTTTATCTGTAAACTTTATTAAAATAACAATCCAATTAGCAACAGCATACATTAAACTCAATGCAGACAATGACCATAAAAAATAATTGTCACTAGGTTTCATGTCACCATTTGTTAATAAAGTCCACATAGACCATGCTGTAATTAAAATCATGGCTACTACTCGTTCCATCCTTTCCATACATTTTTTTGTTTTAACCATTATGCCGGTGTAGGCAATATGGTGTGAGTGATTAAGTTTTTTATTTCTCGTGAATTATTATCTGCCCATCAATAATATCAAACCTGTTGCCATAGGGTAGTCTTATGATTGTGCAGTGTTGTTGTGATATTATGTGCAGCTCTACATTAAGGCTGGTATCTAGTAATATTTCATTTTTTGTTTCATCATTAGAGAGAGATTCAAGCTGATGAAGAGCTACTTTTCTTGGCATGTTGTTTTTATTTATTGGTTATTAGATTTCAAAAAATATTAAAAAAACAGGACCTTCCCTCATATCTCCTACCATTACACCATGAACCGAATCTTTTTGGGTTGATGTAAAGTTTTTCCACTTCTCTGGAAGATTGTAAGCGTAATAATCACCCTTCATGACTGCTGTAGGCATCATAGCACAATTCGATCCGCTGCTGTAGCCATTATCATTAAGCCAGCGCTCGGCTGAATACATACTTTCGAAGGTGCCTGGGGTTTTAAACTCTATCACCTCTTTTACTGGTCTGGTTAAATATTTCTCCATCGTAGCTTATTTTAATTGGTTTAGATTTCTTTGATAAATATCAAAATCCGTAAGCTAAAAATCCGGCATCCCTCATGTGGTTGTTTGTTTTACCCTCCCACTTTGTTAATTTTTTAAAGTAGACTGCATCAACTTTGGTCTTATTGTCTTTTGGCGCCACCATTTGAAAATCAATTTTCAGGTCTGTTAAAAAATCCTCCCAAATACCAGCATCCCTTTTTACTGATCCTGCACCTTCTCTCCTGCCACGCTCCGCCCTTTCTGTTTTTTGATATGGGATCCACTTCCTGAGCCTTGCATCCTCTACCCGAACGTAAACAAGGCCCGGATAAGTTTTACAAAGACTGGCCACATACTCCATGACTGAATGTATTTTTACTGTTGCCAGGTAGAGTATCTTTTTTTCTTTGCGGGAGTAGACGCAAATACCAGTGTTTACTCCTGTGTCGATACCGATGATGTATTGGTGGGTGTGTTTTAGCATGCGTTATTGTTTTCTGTTGGTGCCGGCACAAATAGATTTTCTTCCCCTCCAATTGCGGAGTGCTTAAAATACGCCTCCATGGCCAGCTGCTTAGATATTATTTCAATTTTTTTAGCCTCTTTTTCATTCCTGATATCTGTCAGTCCATTAATAGCCTGCATGTACTTGCCGATATTTACAGGCATGTGATCCTTTTTTGACAATCCTGATTTTTTTTCAAGTGACATTATCTCCAGGTGTTTTTCCTTTATCAAAACACTCCTTGCTTTTTTTGTCATTTTTTGATAAAACTCAGGCTCAACCCATCCGCATTTTACAAGATCATCATAGCATCTGTAGTACCAGGAAAGAGGGTTGTATTTGCCTGTTAAGAATTCCTGGTAAGCGGATTCAGTGAGCTCGTAGTTATTTTCAACCTTTGCAGCGGCTGGGAGTAACAGTTTTCGTTTTGTGTTATCCTGCCATTCTAAAAACTTATAAATAAACGCAGCCTTGTAACTGCAGTACTTATTGACGATATCAAAGAAAAATTTAAGGTTTAATGATTTTCCCCAGTCTTTAATCTCTCCAAGATCCCCGTTTGCTGTCATCAAAAAGGCCTGCTCGAATTCATTAAGCGTTAAAACGGCATACCTCTTTGTGGTTAAAATGCTATTGCCAATCTCATGCTTTAAAAGCTTATAGACGTTTATGTTTGCTGGTATTTCAACGCCTGTGATTACGCCAATTTTAGCCAGTAAAATATCAATGCCGCTTTCTATCTCCGGCTTGGTCATTGAGCCAAAGCTTTTACCTGCACACATAGCCTGTAAGGCCTTAAAATCTGTTTCGTCAAAATCAGGAATCTCCGCTGCCATTCGCTGCCTGTAGATAACTATTGATTGCGTGGTCAATTCCGGCGGTTTTTGAATAGTTTGGAGTGATTTTTTTTGTTCCATGCTGTATTTCGGTATAAATTTTTTGAAGTTTGAATTTTTGTAAATAATCCAGGTCGTTTGTCTCTCCAGTATCACGGTACCATTCTGCCATCTTTACCCAAAAGTCCATTACTGCCGTTCGTTCATCAGGGGTGAAAAATGCAATCTTGTTTTTACTGCCACTTTGCTCATTGATAAACTCTGCCCATTCTGTGATTGCCGGCATATCCTTACTTGGTCGTTGTGGGTACTTTGTGTTGATCTCCCGAAATTTGCGGTCCATTAAAAAACCCATTGGCATTTCGGGTTGAGGCTCGTGATTACCCCCCTGCACCCCCTGTTCTTTTTCTTCTTCCTTATCCACTTCTTTTTCTTCTTCTTCTTCCTTAAGGGTATTACATACCCTATTCAATACCCTATTTGGGATATTATTTTTGTCAAGAATTGCTAAAATTTTTTTATGTACCGGGCTGGCCGGATTCAATTTTTCGCCATATTGAAAGCTGACAAAACCAAGGCAATAAATTTTGCCGCCGTCGATTTTTACAAACTGCTCGCCGCCGTCAATTTGTAATAAATCAGCCTCCGTAACAGCCTCTCCAACGCACAAAGAAGCAAGGGTAAAATTGGGCGACCATATACCTGCTATGTCGCATTTATCTCTAACATACTTCACCAGGCATTTAATTTTTGGGGATAATGCCATAAACCATTCCTTATCCCACATTTCGGTATCAGTAAATCTTTTGGCCATTCTATTAAGAGGATTTTTTGTTTTTTGATAGGATATTTACAATACTTTTTATTTCGCAATAGAAGCCCGTGGGGATCTTTTGTATCCGTGCTTTTCAAAGGCGTCTATCCATATTAGTTTTCTATCAAGGTGCCATGAACCGCATGGCTGCAATCTAAAGTGGCCCATTACTGCAAAGCCATCAGTACGAATAGATAATTTATTCCAGCTTGAATCAACTACAAAAACGCTATAATCAGAGGTATTGGTAATCTTCCCTTCTTTTTTGGTTTTATTATTACTGTGGCCGGATTGAATAAAAACTGTCTCTATATCACCCAGCTCAATAAAAGTCATTAATCTGACTATCCTATTAAACTCTGATGTTTCTATATAAGGGAAATAATATCTGTCTTTATTAAGATGAAAGCCCACCTCAAAAGCAACATGCCGTTCTCTATTCCAAAATGAACCTCGAATTACACCGTTAAATTTTACAAATTGAAAAAACTCGTTTTTGCCTAATAGATAATAATGTGACCCATCCTTTATAGTTTTAAAAATTGAGCAAGAGAAATTATCGGCAATCTTTATCATTTCTGCACACTTATGAACGCTGGGTTGTATAAGGTACATAATTGGGTTTGGGTGTTTTATAGTATAAAATTCACTACCCTTTAAATTGGGGTTGTAGCCTAATTTGCTGCATATTTCCTTAAATAGTGAATCTCCATCCGTGTGCGGGTATGCCAATTCTTCTGCTGGACTGTCATTTACAATATCTCTTATTCCACTATCAATCACGGCTACCTCTTTTTTCAATAAAGCCTTGTGATCTTCTAGATATTCCAGTATGGCTGAATTATCTAACATCATTAGTGCTAATTGAGAATTTCGACTAATAATCATAGTGTAAAATTTACAAATTCCTGTGTTCCGGCTGCAACCACTGTTGACCAAGCCATTGAAAAAATTCCTTTTCTGACTGCCACCAGGGCGGCGCCGTAGGGTTATGTATATCGGTTTTTACAGCCCATTTTCTTTCTGCTGTTTCGTAACATTCTTTTTTGAGGCGCAACCCATCAGTAGTACCAACCCATCCTTTTTTAACCCACGCTGCAGCTATGTACCTGTGAGAGTAGTCAGAAGAGCCTGTGCGAATTGCGTAGATGCGCCAGTAATCGTGGGGCTGCGGCATAAACAAGTCAAGGTTAATTGTACACTCCACCTGGTTGATCACATGTTTTATTTCAATCTTCATGTATTTGCCGGTAAATTTCCCCATGAGCACTTTTCCTGCGCCACGGATGATTTTTTCAAACTCATGGTGAATGATCACCTTTTGGCCTATCACTTCACTAAAGAGGTTTGTTTCCTCCTGAATTTCCCGCTTAGGAATGGCCACAAGCTCTATATCCTTCACTTCCGTACACCTGCGGCGAATACTGCCAGCAATGTTTATTACATCACAGTAAGGCTCCAGTGAATCTTTAAGGCTATTGGCTATGGTATCGGCGTAGTATAGGTGCATTGGGGTTTTGTGTTTTGATTTTATGCAGCTTCTACCATTTCAATTTTTTCTCCCTTATGAATGGAGTTTACAATCTGCTCAACCATATCCCTTTTATCCTGGCTCATTTCAAAAATCTGTTGCATGATATAGGTAAATTGCAATGTGTCGCCCTTGCGGATTTCTTTGATGAATAACTCCCTGTTTTTATCGCAGGTCATCCGGTTGATAACATCCATTTCATTGGCTTCGCAGCGAGATATTAAGCGGTTGATAAAATGCTTAATATCGCCACCTACTTCATGACGCACATATTCAAAAAGCTTTTTTGCTTCATTGTTTTTGGTTAGCGCAAGTACCAGGTTATCGTTAGTTGAAAGTTTCATGTATCAAATATTTAATCTTGTTCTTTCTTTTGGCTTTATACCGATCCTCTAACATTTTCTCCCGCTGCAGGATATCCAGGTAATCTTCACTCTCTACCTGAAACTTTCTTTTTGCATCTGTTAGATCAGCGATGGTTGCATCAGGAATTAATGCCAGTGTATCGGCAATGGTTTTTTCGGATGGTGCTGGTCTTACTGGTCGTTCTCCAGCTGACGGCCTGGTAATGTATTGCTGGTCATCTTCTTGCATGGTATAGAGGTTAAAATGTGCCGGAACTCACATGTCCGGCTATCAAGGGCTTTTCTCAGGGATAATTTTACTGGTTGATGATCACAAAGCCTTCGGCTGCTTCCAGTTCTGTTGTGAAAATATCATCAACAGCGCCATCCATTGCTTCTTTTAAGCCAATAGATTCCAGCCAAAATGATACATCAGCGTTTACTACTTCGTAGCATATTTCTACTTCAATATTTTTTGGTGAAAACCCTTTGAATAAGGGTAGGGTAATGTTGAAGTTTTTAACCAGCCCGCCATCATCAACTGTTTTAACATCTACCAGCGATCTTTTATTCCCCTGATTGTCTTTCTCCTGCTGGATTTCCGTTTCGCTTTTAATGCGAAGTTTCGTTAAGCCCAAAAGTGTTTTTGCATGCTGGTCTTTGTCTTCAAAAAACAACCGGCTAAAACGCAGCTTGTCAAGCAATGATTTACGGCTATACCTTGTAGTGGTGTTGATACCAAACTCCTGCAACTCTTTGGATGCTTCCAGTTTTGCAGTAACGGTTGCACCGTAGAAGTCTTCGGGATCCAACTGCAATACAATTGTGCGGTCGTCTTTACTCACCAGCACTACTGCTCTGTTTTTGTCGATAGCCTGTGAGCTGTGCCCGGCTGCACGACCCTTGATAAACGTGGCCACTGCATGAATATCGCCGGACAGTTTTAAAATCTTTGGCTCCTTTAATGGCAGCGGCGCTTGGGCTTCCCCTTCACGAATGATCAATTCGCTGGTGCCCGCTTCTAATTTCAATTCAATCTTTTCCATTTGATTTTTATTGTGGGTTTCCCCGGTTAATAATTAGCTTACTTTGGCCATTGAGAAAACATTACCCTGTAGCTTCTCTTCCGGACGCAAACGGCGGCTGCTTACTTCCAACCCTTCTACATCGTAAGTGACCATCATGCTCCTTTCGTGATCAGCAATGTGGTACAGGTTGCCTTCAACTGTGGTCTGTTTGGTTTTAATTTCGGTAAGGCGGGTTTTGTTTGCCTCTTTCAATGGTTTCATTTTGGCGGTGTACCCATCTTTTATTTCCTTCAACTCATCTTCCAGTGTGTTGAGTTTGATGCAATCATCTGCCAGGTCCTCACGGCGGGCAGCTAATTCATCAGGGGTTAATGTTTTTTGGTACGATGTGTTTTCGATTTTTGCAGCTTGCTCCTGCATACACATTATTCTTTCTTTTGGGTCTGCCAATTCTGACATAAACTGAATCATAGAATTTTATTTTTTAAGTGATTGGTTACGCTGTTTTCTTCTGTTGATCAACCATGCTCCACAACCTTGTATTAAGGGATTGTAGTTCAATGGGAGATAGATCATCAATGTTTACCTTCCTGTTATCTTTAATGTTGCTTACGGTAAACATGTAGGTGTTATTTACCTTGCACATGTCATCTATCCAGGTGGGCTGTGAATGTGGGGTAAGTTTTATTTTGATGGCAGGGTTGAAGGTTACTTTAAACTTGCCAATGGCGTTAAAGTTGTCTATTACTCGCTGTTTCATGCTGGTTCAATTAAAGTAGTGTTTAAATCTGTAATATGGGTTGCAATGATTGCCCGGGGCTCGAGTTCTTGCATCAGAACGTCCGGGATGTTCTTTCTTTCTGCCGGGGCAATGGATGGGTAGATGATTAGGAACTTTTTTACCGCCAGCGGCCACACTTTCATTTGTGCTGCATCTCCCCATGTTTTATCATACCTATCGTGACAGCCATTGGTAACGCATAGCTCCAAAGAATTGTCTTTATGTGTTGCTACGGAAGGGAATTGACCTTTACGCTTTGGCAGCACATGAGCAACAGTCATTATTGCGAATGTTACATTGTTCTTGTTGATGCTGCAGCCACACTCCATACACCTGCCCTTGCTTTCAGCAATGCGATCAAGAAACCATTGTGATTTTTCTGCACGCTGGGGTTGCTCTGCTTTCAACTTCTCTTTCTGCTTAGCGGAAACTGGCGGAATGCGCTTTGTTTCCTTCGGCGGATCTGGCTTTGCAGTTCCATTCTTTAGTGCTTGTAAGCGTAGAAAAAAGTCACCCATTATACAAGTCTTTTAATAGTGCTGTAACAAAGTTTTATTTCAGGGATGTGATCTTCCAGGTATTTATCAAAGCCCCCAGGCCCGCCAAATATTTCATCGAGCCTTTCGGAAATTTGGCCGGTAATACTCATCCAGCTATCTGCTTTACTGCTTTCTGGTGAATAAATGGCAACCAAGTGTGCGCTATCCTGATAATGCAGGCAGATTGTCGCATAAGCGGTAAGTTTATTTTCGGCCGCAATCTCAAACTTGCTGCTCATTGCTCCGTATTCGTATTTTTCCATCATTGATTTTTTAAACAGGTTGATTATTTATGAGTTTGCATTTTGTACACTTCCATCCGGCCACTGTATCTGTTTTCTTTAAGGTCATCGTCTGCCCTTGCCGGCATGAGTAGCAGAAGAACCTTCTAATGATTGACTTTATCATTGTGGGCATTTTTAAACAAGCCCCTTAGCATGAAAGGGTCGGGGCTTTGACATATTTACACGAGTTTTGGAGCCTGTTCTTCATCATAGCTATCAACGATAGCATTGTCACGTAACAGGATGCAGTTTTTGCCTGCGATCTTTTCTTTGGAAACAACCTCCACCACAATTTGAAAACCTCTCTCCAGCAGGTAACTTTCAACCTGTGCCCAGTTATTATCATCAAGGTCACGGTAGCCCTGTACGAATACATATTTCAATTCAGGGTTTTTGTGTGTAACCAGGATGGGAACAATTTTGAGTATTTCGCCGGTAGAGAAGTACGGCTCTTTAATTGGCTTAAACTGCTGTGTTTTATCCTGCAGCAACAACTGGCCATCTTCATCGATCGTAAGGTTAGAGAACGGTAATTTTAAGCCCTGAATGTATTTAATGCGGTCGTCGGCTTTTGCGGATTGCGCTTTCAGGTTATCAGCCAGTTCTTTTTCTTTGGCTTCCTTCTTTTCTTTTTTCTCCAGGTATTGAGTATATAGCATTGCCTTCCTGTTGGTTTCGGTGGCATCAAGTATCTTCTGGTCGATTGCTTTCAATTCGCTGTCATCCGGCATTTCGCTGATGTAAACTTTTTCACCTTCTGCCGGGGTATAGTCTACTGGCTGGGCAGAAAGGTCGGTGGGTGCTGCTGGGTATTCGTTAGCTGCAACCCTTGGCTGCTTCATTTCTTTTGAAATGGCAAGAATAAATTCATTCACTTCGTTTCCTTTGTAACCCCATGCACTCAATACTTCACGAGCATTGAAACATTCGCCGTATTTTGATTCCAGTGCTTTTTGTTCTTGGTTGAACTTTTCAACCTCTGCATCAATTTGTTTTTTTGCAGTCTCCCATTCTGTACGAGTTACCTGGTTGGTACCTTTATTTTCCAAATACTTTTTATTCCACTTGTCTTCTGCTTCCCACTTTAATTGCTTTAATACATCAATAACAACCGGTTCTGCTACTTCCACCGGCATCAATCCATCGTACTGTTTCAATTCAATACGGATTGTTTTGGCTTTGTCTTTCAGGTCTGCAATTTCTGCATCAATGCTACTGGTATCTATACCAATGGCTTTTGCCTGCTCAATACCTGATAGCTGGGTGAATGCTTTGGGGTTTACCATGAAGATGTTAAACAGGCTATTCAACCATGCCTGATCCAATTTACCGTAACTCTCAGGGGCGTCTATACGCAACTCGGTTCCTGTTTTGGTGATCTTTCTTGTGATCACAATTTCGGCATTGCCATTTTTGTCATCAACAAGGGTAATGCTATTGGTAGAGGTAGCCCCTGCATTTCCAATAAAACGGAATCTTTCACCAATGATCGGCTGCGTTCCGTTGGTAGCCTTTTCGGCGATACCCTGGAAGATTGCCTGCACTCCGGTAATGCCTGCGGTTGATTTGCCTGCCCCATTGCTTCCCACAAGAAAAGTAACGTCAGGGTTAAGAGAGAAACTTATTTTGCTATAGTTGGCAAAATTGTTCAGGTTAATTTCTTTGACTTTCATTTTAAAATTTTAGTTGTTATATGGATAAAGCGTTTGCGTCGGGATTGGCGGCTTTGGCGGGGGCTGCGATTTTCTTTACAAGTGGCTTGCCGGCAGGGTCAACGAGAAGAGAAGCGCAAAAAACCATCCTACTTGTGAGTGCGTCGATATCCTCTTGTGGCACCTCAAATTCAAAACTGTTAAGGTTTTTATAATAACCTCCGTCTGGCAGGTAAGCCAATGCGCTGTCCGGGCTTTCAGATACGAAACGGTACTTCCACTGGTCTGCACCATCGTACATTTCAGCCATTTCCCGGATTTCAGGCAACTCGCTTTGATAAGGCATGTAGCTGAATAATTCAGCAACGGGAAGCTGATTGATGATTGCATTTGAAACAGCCTGCCAATATTCCTTCGGGCAATTTTCCCGGATGGTGGCAATGTCCTGTGTCAATAATGCATCGGTATAAGTCGCAAAGTTTTTTGGCTGGTAGCATTTTATCTCGCCAATCTTTTTGCCTGGTAAAACAAGATCCTTGCTGCCGGCCCAAAAAGAATATTGAGGATGAACTACTGTTTCATTGCTCACTAACTCATATCCAAATTCTACCAATGCCAGCACTCTTGCTTCAAGAAAAGTGCCCCATGCCAAAATTTTAGTGTATGCGTCCGTGTCAACACTTCTGCCTAATTTTCTTTCAAGATTTTTCTCTTCGATGTAACTGAGCGCCTTTGCGCCGATACCTCCGGGTCCTTTGCCGTTGGTCATTAAGTTGTAAGCTTCTGAGCTTGTGAATGCTCCTACACGGCCAATGTTTTCTGTAATTGAACTCATAAGATATTGTTGGGGGTTTTGTTTTTTAATCTTTAATCATTTCTGCCAGCAGCAGCTTCTTATTTTCTTTTGTAAGCGCATAGCTTGCCTCAATAGCATCCATTGTAACGGTCTTTTCTTTAAGGGCTTTTATTGCACCTGGCCACTTGGGAGATTGAGGGTTGAGGTCTGGCTTCTGTGGTTCTGTTGGGCGTATGCGTAACGCTTCCACCTCTTCACCAAAGGCTTTTACCTTATCTGCGTAGACAATGATCTTCTTGCCTGCCCACTGCTCGATGTATGGTGTTTTGTAAATTTTAGTAAGGGTTTTACAGTTGGTGCGGTTCAGGATAAATGGCTTTTCGTTTTTGAGTTTTGCAACGGTGCACTCCTTTTCTTTTCCATCGGATCCTTTCACCATTTCACGACCAACCGAAACTATCTCAACGACCCTTTCTTCTCCGGGAGTAAGGCTGTATGCTCCCATGTAGTCTAAATTCAAAAATGCTTTCCAGTGGGTTAAATTTTCGCTCATAATGATATTGTTGATTTTAAAAATTTCTTTTAAGAGAAGGCGCCAGGGGATATTCTGGCACCTTCCTTTTTACTTAAGCCTGTTCGGCCTCGCTTGCAGGGGCTTCAACGCCACCAGCATTTTCTTCCGGACTTGCTGTGGGGCCAATTGCATCCTGTGCAACTTCTTCGCCTGTTTCTTTTGGATCCTTGTAGATCACTTTCATTTTACGCATTGTGCTTTGTTTTTTATGATGAATAAATAAGTGACTTAATAAGCGGGCCAGCGTAGAAACGCAGCCCTAGTTGAACAAACTGTTTTTCCTCCTATAGAAAAACATTCTCTTTATGTTGATCAAAACAATTTTTTAAAATAGCCGGCAGATGTAAAAACAACACCGGGTTAAACGATTGCACTGCCAAGAAAAAAAGTTTAAAATAGCCCCCTTTTACGGCGGGGGCCAGTTTCGTTGGTTAGGCGGCTGCTCTAAGCTGCGGCTTACCAAAGGCGATTACTTTGCCTTTTGTTTTGTTACTGATAGTCTATTGCTACCTACTACTTACCGTCAAAACCATTCACCCCCAAACAGCCCGAAGGCTGAACAGCACTAAAGCGGCTGGTTAGCTTTCAAATGGCAACTGCCAAATAAAGTAGATTACACCTTCTCATCTTTTTAAACTTTCGCTTAATGGTTCAATCAGCAAAAGCCAGCGGACCAAAACTGGGCAAGGTGTAATCTTGTGGAGGTGGGAGGTATCGAACCCCCGTCCGAATAAGCGTCTAATAGCCGTCAGGCAACTATCATTTATGTTTGATCAAAGAACTTCTTTATAAAGCCGGTCTTACCCGGCTGTAGCATGTGCCACCACATGCAGCGATTTAATTTGCTACAGGTCACCTTCAAAGGATGGGCAGCAATTCCACTTCCCTTTGATTAGCTTCGGCAGTTACGCTGCGATTATCACCCGATTTAGCCGGTGACGCATAGCTAAGGACTTTCACCTTAGCATTCCATCCTTCTCTCTGTGTATGACGTTGTTAGCAAGGCTGGGCTTGAACCAGCGACCTTCTGATTAACCGTCAAACGCTCTAGCCAACTGAGCTACTTGCCATCCCTGTCAATGATTGTTTATTGAATATTTTTGACAGCTTTATTCATTTCTTAACCCACCAGGTCGGTGGCTTTATTATTGATCTCATTCAGTCTTTTAAAATTCACTGAATAGAAAACTCTCTTATCTTTTTTTTCTGGCTCTATAACTCCGGACTTTCTTAAGATTGCCAGGTGTTGTGATGCCACGGATTGTTCGATACGAAGGCCAACGTATATATCTGTTACACACATGCGGTTGCCATTCTTATTGATGGCTTCTAAAATCTGCTGTCTTAATTTGTGATTGACTGAGCGAAGGACAAGGGCTGCTGCCTTGATCTTTGGGAAATTGATATTGTTCATGTTGAGTGAATTGGTTTTTCATTTTTTAAAAAGAGTGACGGCGGTAACCGCCACCCTACGAAACGACCCTCTAAAACTTGGGTTAGCAAGTCAGTTGTAAGGACTATAGCCATTGCCGTTATGAGTTAAAAATCTCCACGCTCCTACCGGAATTGCAAAAAGCATTACCAGTAAGGCAAAAGGGAAAGCAACCCACATAAAAGCAAATCGTATAGTACCTAATATCATTGTCTGTGTTTTTGTGTTAGCAGCATTGCTGTGCCAACGATTGAACAAAAGCCTATGAAAGCAAGTATGCCCATTAGTTATTTTTAAATGCCTGGCGTAACAGCCAGATAAAAAAACCAATCAATAAAGCCAGCGCAAGTGCTGAAAGAGCCATACATATATCCTGTCCTAAATCCATTATGTTATTTTCTTAAGTAGTCGTAAAGTTTACCGGCCGCCTGATAGATATATGCGCCAGCGCAACAAAAAATAATTATGATTGAGGCATACCCGTAAACCTCATACCAGCACTTCATTGCATTCTCGTGCCGTGGTTCTGTATAGGTCATTGTATCGGGGAGCCAAAAAATCCACATCAGCGCTATGTAGCAGATCGCAAGAATGGCTGTTTGAAATGTTATTTTCTTCATTATGTTAGTTTAAAAATCCTTTAAGTTGTTGCATCAAAAACTTTATCGCACCTGGCCTCTTTTCTTCGCCCAGTCTTTTGGAGTACCACCATATACGCCACTCATGCCAGTATTCTTTATCGGGTTGTATGAACATGGTTATTCTTCTTCGTCTATTGTTGAAAATGATTCATTGGTATTTATATAAGGGAGAGTAAACACCAGTACAACAAATGCTGAAAGCATTTTGAATAAGTAGATTAATTTGGCAGCCATCGTATAAAGGGGGGTTTAATTTTGCAATCGTAATTCTTCCAGTTGCGCTTCTCTGTTATACCAAACATCAAACTGATCCCTTGGCAGCGGAGCGGGTTTATCTGCACTGCAGATTATATTACCGTAGGTGCTTAATTGCCAATGACCGTAGTTGTCAAGGCTTTTTGTTGGGGATTGTTTGGAGTTTACTATAATCATGACGCTTTGTTGGGGTTAATTTTGTCAATCATTTAGTACGGATAAAAACGCTTCTTCTATTCCTAAATCCTCGGCTATGAAGCTGGCCAGAAGAAGTTCAAAATCGTTCAGTATCGGGAGCGACGTGTTCAATTTTGTTAATATTCAAAAAGTTTACAATTGTTTAAAAAAGTTGTACTATATTGCATTGCAGTTCCGTCCGATGAATGCTATGCGGCAAGCGCTTCCGCTCTCTTTAAATCCCTTTTTCTCTCAGCCAGTATTCCTGAAAAATGGTTTATGATTTTCATTGCTATCGCAACTTTTGCAACATTTCCTTTGAAATATTTTGCAATAGTGTTGTAGTGTATATTAAGTACCAAGGCGGCGTCCTTTATATCATTTTTAGAAAAGTGTTTTGAAAGTGATACTAAGGTGTTGGTGACTTTTTGTTCAAAACCGACCATCTTTTTTCGTTTTGTTTCCACAAAGTAAGCAAGAAGTTTTCATAATTGCAAATTAAATGGAACATTTCCGGCAACTTTTTTTATCAGCATTTTGTGTAATTTTATAACATATTACAAACCAATACCTTGGAACAAAATTTAAAGACAAAAAAATTTATAACTGCGGTAAATTCCCTGATAGATAAAGGTGCAGTGAAGAATTTTACAGAGATAATAGACAATTTAGAGGTAGGGAAAAGCGTGTTTAGCAATATCATAAATGGGCGTAGAAACGTGCCGCATGAAGTTTACACAAAGTTTTCAGAATTATACGGGATAGATGATACGGATAACGGATTGGAATTAGCGGCCTTGGTTGCGATGGTGAGGGGGTTGAAGAATCTATGCGCCGAACATCATGCTAAAATTTACGGCGTTTCTTTCTCGCAGGCATCTTTAGAGGTAGAGAATATTTTGAAATTAGCTGCAAAACAAGCTGCAGGTGGAGTTTAGGCTTCTTGGTTTTTTTGGGCGGCATGGTAAGCGGTTAAGGTGTAAAAGAAATAGGGATTAGCAATATACTGAGATTAAAATATAATATTCAAAATATTAATTAATAAATCTTATAACCCGTATAAACATTAAACAGAATGGGGATAACAACCAAGACTATACGCTGGGTTTTGTTTCTTCCGACAGCGATAGCGGTATTTTCACTATGGGTATATATTTTCTTTCAAGTGTGCGTCCGACTTGACTTTAACAGGATGTACGTTTTTTCTTTCGTGAATGTGATCATTGGTTCTGCGCTGTATATGCTGGCTGGTGTTAAAATTGCACCAAATAAAATCACAGGTAGCATTATACTGCAATCTGCCATGTTAATTTTCGGGGTAGTGTTAATGGTTATGAATGTTAACGATGGGGATTTTTTGGGTGCAGTTCGCATGTTAACCTTAATTGTTTCTGTATCGGTGGCAAGGCTGATTATTGCGCCGATGTCAAAATGGTAGTGTATGAGCAGCCTGGTAGTTACCTATAGCAGACTTTCAACAACCGACCAGTCGAATAGCCTGGATATGCAGGATGAGCAAATGAAAGCCTACTGCAAAGCCAATGGATTAACTATTGCAAAAGCATTTGTAGAGAACGGCAAGAGCGGTTTTACCTTTGACCGGCCAGAATGGAAGGCGCTGGAGCAATACATCAAAACTAATAAAAAGGTTTTTGCGCTGGTTATCTACCACATTGATCGGTTTTCCCGGGCTACCCTGCTGGATGCACTGGTGAAGCTCAATGAGATTGAAGATAAACTGGGCGTAAAGGTCCTGAGTGTTACAGATCCGGTCGGCCAGAACAACAAGGATTTGGGCGTGCAGCTGATGCGGACCATAAATTTACTATTCTCCAACAACGAAAGGAACAGGATACAGGAACGTACCAAAGATGGCATGTATCGGACATTGGCCAGCGGACGGTTTACTGGGAAAGCGCCGTATGGCTACCTCAACAACCGGCAGGGTAAAAGCTCCATGATCGTTATTGACCCCCACAAAGCAGAAATTGTAAAAAAGATTTTCAAGCTCTTCAACCAGGGCGTACCCATGTTTGAAATAAAGCGTAAGATTCCGGAATTTACGCAAACTAACCGGTCCGCAATCCGGGATATTTTGGAGCGGAGTATCTATGCCGGTATTATTCAGGTGCCAGCTTATAAAGGAAAGCCCGGATACGAAGTAGAAGCAATCCATAAGCCCATTATTACAAAATCAGAGTACTACACCGCTCAGGTTAAATTAAACGGCAAAAATAACAGCCACCAGCCTGCAGAGGATGTTTATCTGCGTGGCTGGATGATCTGCCCGGAGTGTGGCAGAAAAATGACTGCTGGCCGGTCCAAAGGTTACTCACGGTTTTACTGGTATTACAAATGTGATACCCACCGTAAAAACTTCTCCGCTGCCAAAGTGCATGCATCCATGGATAAAATGCTGGATGTGCTGGCGGTACCTGAAAAATCAATTCAGGCTATCCGGGAAGCCCTGAACCAATCCATTGAAAAGCACAGCAAGGACAAAGGTGGCGTTATCATGCGGCTAAAGATGCAAATGGACAAGGTGAAGGCAAAGATTGCCACCACGCAAAGCAGGTACCTTTTAAACCCTGATATTGATGTTTTAGTGTACAGTAAAATAATGAATGAGCTACGGGCGGAGGAAACGGGTTTGGAGGAACAATTGGCGAACGCAACGAAAGATACCACGGCGCTGAACTACAAGCTGGATGAGGTTTTAACAAAGCTGGGCACCCTTAAAAAATCATTTCACGAACTTGACCTGATACGCAAGCAACTGTTTTTAAAAGTTGTTTTGTCCGGGTATGGTCACTATTCTGATGGAATTTGGACAACTGCCGGAATACACCCACTTTTTGCAGATAAAGCATTGACTTTAAAAGAATTAGGTTTGCTGGAAATAAATAAAGCGTCCATAAAAGACGCTTTATTTGAGGATGGTATCCGCATCCTAACTGACGGACAACTGTTGGAGGATTTTGCGGCTGCGCTGGCTGGTTGAAATAATATTTGGTTGGTAAGTTACAATACATAACTTCGTGGTCGTTCTTTTTCATTAGCGCAAAGCAAATTTTAAGAGGGTTTTTAAGCCCTGCGATTATTTTTAACAACAAAATTCAACCAAAAAAAGAAAAAATAATCGCAGTAATCTGCTGCCCACGTGGCTTGTAAAGCCACCCACAAAAGAATAACCTGTCCGTTGATCATAACTCAATATTATGTTGGCGGCACGCCGAAAAACAGGGTTGGCGAACAAAGTGACGTGGGAGGGGTAGGGCAAGGAGAAGCGTGGCAGCGAAAAGTTATATTTTTTTTCAAACTTTTCGCCGTGCAGTTGGCGGAGCGAAAGAGGGAAATGTATTTTTCTTTTTTGAAGCGCCGGAGGCTCTCTTTAAACCGGAACGGTTTGTTTTTGCGCAATGATAAAAAAAAGTACAAAAATCCCATGTCAAGCGAAAAAGAAATTGTCTCCGAAAAAAAACTACAAATTGACGTTACCGAAAATAAAGTAACGATTGATATAAATGGAGTTGGAGTTATTTACGACAAGGAAAATTTCATTTCAATTATTGAATCTACAGATTCATTCAAACATGCCCTTGAGTTAAGGGAAAATCTCCTTTAGTTTACTTACAATCTTACGTTGAATTTCATCCGGGACGCTCGGATTGAATGCGTATGTTATGTCTGCTGGTTTCCCGCTTATGCCAACCGCCATAAATCTTTCATTGCTGTACATTTCCTTTTTAAATTCATCCGCATATTCACTTGAAAGAGTTTCTAAAAAGTCATTAAATAAATTCCACTCTTCTTTGTTTTGATTAAGGCTATGCCCAATATTGAACTTCATCATTGATTGTTTTAGTTATTTGCAATTTACGCTAAAATCTCCTACATAATCTATTGCATGTAGCGAGGGTAAAAAAAGAAAAATACATTTTACTCTTAAGCGATGAAACGTAGGCCGTGCGCCGTGTTTAACATAAAAGTTAGTTATGAGCGACGACAGGTTTCAATGCAGCAGATTAGCTTAAAAACCCTCTTAAAATTTGCTTTGCGCTAATGAAAAAGAACGACAATAAAACCACAAAAGTAAAAGAGAAATTACCACTGCTGGGCTATGGTGATCTTCGCTAAAATAACGGTCCCGGTCCCCTGTCCGCACAAATATTTTTTGTAAAAAAGTTATATTGTATAACTTTGAATCCATGAATCCCCTGCAACCCCTCTTTTCAAAAGTATATGTAGAGCCAATTAATGAGGCTCAGTCCAGCCAAACAAATATTAAAATACCAGTTTCCAGCTTGTTAAAAGGCAAGGTTTTATTTGTGGGCACCACCTGCGCCGATGCATTGAAGCCGGGAGCAACAGTGTTGTATGAGAAAGGCCAGGGCAACCCATTTCATCATGAGGGTGTTGATGGTTTATTTTTTGAAGAAAAACAATTGATCTGCGTACTATGAAAAAATTAATTTTTGGCGACGAAGCCCGGGAAAAAATGTTAGCTGGTGCAGAAATGCTTTACAAGCCAGTAGCATGTACCATGGGCCCAAAGGGTAAGACAGTTATAATATCAAACTTGCTGGATCGTGGCCGGTACACAAAGGATGGTGTGACAGTGGCAAATGAAATTGAGTGCACCGATGATCAGTTTATCAATGCAGCAATTAAAATCTTCCGGGAAGCGGCCAACAAGACGGTAAAAGACGCTGGAGATGGTACTACAACTTCAACTGTGCTGCTTTACAACCTGATCAATGAGGTGAACAGGCGCATGAAGTCAGGGCAAAACATTGTTGATCTTAAAAAGCAATTGGTTGAAGAGTTGGCTTTATGTGTTGAAGAGATAAAAAAAATAGCTGTTCCGCTGGTGGTGGATGGTAAGCCGGATATTAAAAAGATTTCGCAGCTGGCAACCACTTCTGCCAATGGAGATACATTTATCGGCGGCATGATCGCAGAGGCTTATGAAAAGGTTGGTCCGGGTGTGGCAATCAGTGTTCGTGAAACGCAAAAACAAACCTATTTGGAAACTGTTGCCGGCATGCGCTTAGATATGGGTTATGCCAGCCAGTACTTCGCCAACATTCCTAATACTATCGGTTGCGCTTATGCTGCGCCGTTGGTTTTTGTAACAGATAAAGCAATCACCAAAAACGGGGATATGATGAAGTTTTTGGATTATGCCCACGAAGCAAAACTCCCGCTGATTATTTTCTGTACAGATATTGCAGGCGAAGCGCTGGGCACTCTTAACGCAAATATTCCAAAGGGGCTGGAAGTTTGCGCTGTTTCCCTTTCGTTGGGTATTCGTGGCACCCGTGATGTGCTGAAAGATATTGCCACTTTTACCGGCGCAAAGTTTTGCTCTGCTGAAACTGGCTATAATCTGGACAATATCAGCGATAAAGAAGTTCCTGAATATCTCGGATCTCTTGTAAAGTTTGAATGCACCGATGAGTTTAGCATCCTGGCCGGACCTGGTGGAATACCCGAAGCAATCAGCGCAAGGGTGGCAGAGATTACCGAAAAAATAAACCCTGATATTTCAGATTATGAAAGAGAGGAATTGCTTTCCCGTAAATCAAAGCTTACCGGCGGTTTTGCAGTGCTGAATATTGGCGGCAAAACTCCCGGAGAAGTAAAAGAGTTGCGGGATCGTTGTGATGATGCTGTTTTGGCTGTGAGGTCGGCTATTGAGGAAGGCTATGTGCCGGGGTGTGGTAAGGCTTATCTGAACGCATTTGTAGAAATGCCGGTCAATGATCCAATACTTGGGTCCGCTTTGGTGTCAATTACCAAACAGGTTTGTAGTAATGGGGATTATAAAGATATTGAATTGATTGTTAGCTCCATGTGCAAAGGTCCGGCGCATTCTGGATTCAACGCTTCTACCGGCAAAATGGAAGATTTGATCGAAGCAGGTGTAATTGATAGCGCCAAAGTAAGTATTTCAGCATTGCAAAATGCAGTTTCAACCGCTCTGGCTTTCTTGAATACAGAGTGTATCTCGGCGGAGTTTAAAGATTAAAATTATTTTTATGGATAATACTACACTTACAGCTGTGATACCGAGCAGCGCAGATTGGATAAGGTTTGTTTTCCCTGACGGGAAAGAGATAACCTTAACGCCAAATAGCTTAAAAAATACCCTACTGAAGGAAATAGAAAATAGCCCTTTACCTCCTTTGCAACTCTATCTTTCAAAACCTATCCCATTCGACCCCGCTAATCCCGGAACAGATTATTTGAATGCAGAGCAGTATAAGCAACGTATGGAGTATTTGAATAAAAATGAGAACTGCGCCACTGTTACTTTTAATCACCCTCAAAAATCCACTGGTAAGACTTTTTAAATCTTTGCTTCCAGGTCTTTATAAAATCTGGATTCATGCCATAATACCCTCCTTCCAATGCTTTCAGGTGGGATAGTTTTACGCCCAGGTCGTCAGCAAACTCCTGCTGTGTCATTCCAGCTTGCTTGCGGGTAACTTTTAGCCTTTCGGCCATTTCTGGATTGTGTACGGGTTTATTCACCGTCTTTCTTGGCATCGTAAAATTGTTTGCAGGACTGTAAAAATAACAAAAATCCTTCAAGTAAGATATTTGTTATAATACAACGGGCTTGCCTTTATTTTAGTTTCCGTGAAAAACTCTACCATGCCAGCCATGGTCTTTTTTAGTTCTTCATTAAAACTGGAATGATAAATAACTTTATTATCAAGGAATGCCCATGTACTTATTGCAATGTTGTAGCCATGTATTTTAACTACTTCCATTGGGTTTATTTTATCTAAAAATTGGTTTAACAGTTGAATGTCTTTAAACATCCAAACTCTGCCCACTACAAAAGGGGCTTGTGTATGCAAAATGTATGTTCCGTTAGGGATCAACAAGTATGCGTATTTTTTAATCAGCGGCATTTGGCTCTTTGTTTTTCTCGTTTGATTTGTGCGCTGCACACCATTTATTATATTTTTTCAATGCGGATTTTTCGCTCATTGCGATCACCTCAAGAACTCCAAAGCTTTCCCTGAAAACATACTTTTTGCAACCCTTCGGGATGACAGGGTCCTTTGGTGTTGTATCAATATCTTCTGGTCTTACCGGATTGCTATTTTCTGCATATCCGTTTCCCATAATGGCAGCAGCCATAAGTAATAATCCTAATTTGCCTTTCATTGTTATGTTTTTATTGTGAGTTTCCAGCCAGCAAATACATCAACCTGGTCAAGTATTTTAGTAAACAGGAGTTCTCCAAATTTATCATAAACGCCCTGCATGTTGTTTTGCGGTTCTTTTCTTGTCACCACTTCTACATTCACATCAATACTGTAAGAGCTTTTTAAAACTGCTTTCACCTGATCAAGATATACGTTATCTTCTTTTATGGATAAGATACTAACGGTTTCACCTTTGCTCAGCGCTCTTGCCATAAAAAAACAACTTTCGGCCGTATCTCCAGTAGCTCTTCTTTTGCTTCTGTAAATTCCTAAAATATTAGGATCATTGGCAGCTTTTTCTATTTGCTCCAAGAATGCCTTGTCTATGTCTCTCATGGGTTCATTTTTTTATTATCGGTTTGCAGTAAACAACAATGTTGTCATACGTGCCTTTTATGTTTTCTCCGATATGATGAGCTACATCTTCAACGATAAAGGCCCTAGTTCCAAACTCATTCTTTTTGTCCCAGTTGAATGGCATCCATACGTATTCACCTTTTCTTGGGGCAATCATCTTAGCGCAGTATGCTATTTGCTTTTCACTTCCATCCTCACTCTGTACTACAAAGGAGAATGCTAAAAAATTAATATCGTTCATTGGTTGCTTTTTATAAATAAATCGTAAAGGTCATTTGAACTTATTGGAGTAGAAAAGCAAACTTGGTTCTCTTGTCTTATCCAAATTTTAGAATTACTGTCACTTCTTTTTGTAGCTCCTTGTGCATAATATCCCTTTTCGCTTTTCCACATTAAAAAAGATATAGACCGCTTTCTTTCTCGTTCTTGCATTAAAAGTTCTAAATTAACTTCATCCACATCAATCAATTCTTTTACATAAGATATTATGCCGCTAAGTATATATCTTTCACTTGATCGGGTGTTGTTGTCACACCCATTTGATTGATACACTAATGATTCAAGTAGTTTTTGCAAACCGGTCATGTTTTTTATTTATTTATTGTTTAAAATTTCGTTTGCCCATTCTACGCCTTCCCTGCCATCGAAAGAATTGTGTACTATAATCATATTGCCGCTTTCATGTTTCACCTCTGGTAAGCAATGGCATACATAGCTTTCACGATGATCCTTAACATCATTCACTGGCAGTACATGAAACACTTCCCAATCATGTCCACAATTATTGCAATGCTTATCTTTCATTTGCCTATAATCAATTCCTATTTGGCAGTATGGACAGTAGTTCATTGTGCTGCACTTTTAACATACCGAAATAATATATCTGATAATTTCAAAAGATCATCAGGATCTAAAATTGCACCTTCCGAATTTTCTGTCATTATTTTTATAACGTTAATAGTTTTATTGCCAAAAAACTCATGTGAATTACTTGGATACATATTGCATGCCTGCATGAACTCTATATCTTCATCTGTGATAGCGTTGTTAGATTCAGAATAAAGAATTCCATCTATTGGCATCCATGAAATTTGATAACGATGTTTTTCATTATCAGAAAAATCGCCATCCAATTCAATCTGTGTTCTTCTGATGCCCACTACTTCCAGCAGATTTTTGCCATTACCAACTTCTTTGTGAAATACCTTGCTGCCTATTTTTATTGAGTTGTTCATTTTTATCTTTTTAAGGCATAATATTTATCAGTCGGGCACATGCTGCAAGTACCCAAATAATCAAGTTTATTACCTGCCAATAAATTGTTTACTACTTTTTGAGAACAGTTACCCATATCATCACCTTCGCAATAAACAGTTCCGCCCATGTAAAATGTTTTTAACACATAATCATCACCCCTTTTTAACAGTCTTATTATACCGGCAGAGTTTAATTTTTTCATAATTGACTATTTAAAGTATAATATAATCTTGCCAGCTGTAACCGCCATAAGTATCATCAAGCCACCCAACTATTTCTGAATCTCTTAATCCAAAAGGTAGTGTATGGTATTTGGGTTCGCCTGCTTTAAAAATAACTTTTATTCGTATTCCGTTTGCCATTTTTTTTACAAATTTTAATACTACTTATCTGTTTCTGTCCCACATTTCAAAGCACTCCAAAACCTCTTCTTTAGTTTTAGCAATTAATGGGGGGCAGTATCCGTATCCCTGCAATGAAATATATGCAATATCATTACGGATTAAGAAATCAACCCTACAGTTTTTTAAATAAATCATCCACGAATACTCCCCTTTGTATGTGTATAGACCATATCCTTCAATCGCCGAAATCAGTTCAGAATTTTTCATTCCCCCACGTTTTTAAATTTTACAATAACTCTCAACCCATACCCTGCAGCCAGCTTTTCAAGTGCATCGATATTAAAATTTCGCTTTCCCCCTTCAATCCTGGATATTTCATCAAATGCTTTGCCGGTCTTGACTTCGGCTTCTTTTAAAGTCAAATTTTGCTTTTTGCGGATCTGCTTTAAATTTTCCCCGATAATCTCCCGGAGTGTTTGGTCTTTTTGGCTTTTCATAATTGCTGCAGTTGGTTAGTAGTTTAAAATCCTACCGAACTTTTTCCATTCAGTTGGGTTGTCTTTATTAAGACGCTTTTTTGCCAACAAGGCCCCGGAGCGGTTTATGCGCCGGGGCTAGTGTTTTAGGAATCAATTTACTAATTTGAGAATATTATGCGGACATATCCGGCGCTCTTTTTTGTGCAAATTTTTTTAATACATTCTAACTGCTGCAAAATTTCGCCGCTCTCGTCCTCCCCTTCTTCATAGTCGTCTAAAAGGTTTTCGATACTGTAAATATGCTCTTTTAAAATCTGATCTCGGTAAGTTTCTGCCGCCTCAAACTGGAAGTACTTTTTTGCTTCATCAGTTAGTTGTGAATGCTCAACATCTACAACTTTGAAAACATTGGCGGCGGTTATCTGTGACATATAAAAGGATTTGATTTTTTAGAATGGAATACCATACTGCACGCATCTGCTAAAATTGCAGGGTATTCTTTTACGGTCAGTTTCTTTGCTGGAAATCCTGCTTTGCAGGCAAGCAAATATATTTTTTTGTTTACTTTATCCGCTTGGCTCATATCAATAAACTTTTAAATGATGGTTAATTGCTTCTATCTGTTGAAGCGTTGCGTCCTGCTGGCTTGCCCAAAAATAAACCGTTTCTTCATCTTCTTGGCTTGTGGCCTCTTTGTAGTATTGTTGGCAAGTTCTTAAATAACCCTTTGCTGTTTGCAGGTCTTTTCTCAACCTGTTAACGATGGCGGTTTTATACTCGCCTGCTGTTTTTGTTGTGCTCATAATTATTGGCCTTTTGTTTATCCTGTAGGCTTTCAGGGGTTTAGTTCCCGGCGGCGGTATCGGTTCGCTTGTCATTCTCTGCGCCGGGGTAAAGCGGGAGGGCTTAATTATTTGGAATAGGAGGCAAAACTGCTTTAGGTTTGCCATAATAAAATCTGTAATTTCTAAACGTTAAAACCCTTTCATATATCACGCCCGTTTGGCCTGCCCAATCCTTACTATTGCAAACGTCCATAAATAGATGGTCGTGTATATACGGGCCTTGTAAATTTGGAAAATCATATTCGAGTATTATTGCCTGGCATCCATATTGCGAATGATCTGTATAAACAAACCTTACAATGCCCTTGTATGATGTATTTTTTTGGGGGGATAAATGCCCCCATGTATTACTAAATACTGCTGCTGTATAAGTATCGTTGTGCCTTGTTGGTAGTGGCAGGTGTTCAAGTCCCATAATTTTAAGAGTTAATTTATTTTTAAATAGCATTTATACTCGTTGCCGGTTTTTGAAACTTTCACATAAAACAGCTTCCCGTTTTTGCTTTCGTACACTGGGAAAATATTTCCCTTTCCGTCAGTAAACGTTTTGCCGGTGGGCTTTGCGCTGCTTTTTTGCTCGGTAGCTTTTACTGCAATGTAGTTGCCGTTAGCGTCTTGTTTGGCGTTTTGTGCCTGGCTGGTAACCGCTGCAAAAATTAGAAGAGCGGCGAATAATAATTTTTTCATTTTAATTTGTTTTTGCGAATGTTAAAAAAAGAGTGTTTGAATAATGACTGTTATTATAATATTTTGTTTCAAAATTGTAGGTAAGCATCAGGGCTGCTAATTGCTGGCTTTTCATTGGCTGAACCATGTAACAGTTAGAGCCTTTCCATCCTGCTACAAAATCAAGCCCTGTATTTTGCTTTATGTGTGCCAGTGCAACGGCATTTAAATTGTCTGCCATGATTATAAGCTCCGGGAGGGGTAGCGCATACGGTTGCCCATTACCGTTAATTCTTGTTATCTTTTCGGCTTGGTCTTGTATCTGCTTTTTTTCATACGCTTTGATCTGCGGTAATCCTGAAAGGTCGGCACCTTCTTTTAATTCATACACTCTAAAGGGTATTTTAAAATCAACTCCCCTATCTGCGCCACTCATGTTTTTGTCAAAAAACCATACTTTCCCTTCTTTAGTTTCGCTGGTCGGTTGTATGTCTTTAAACTTTACGCCACTATCAAGGCCGCCGGAATAGGAACAATATCCATCACCCAAATAATAAGAACCATGTTCACTGCCGCCGGTTTGTATACTGTCATCCCATTCATGGGTAAACCTGGTGTAAAGCCCGTAAGGCAATTTTAAAAAGTCGCCTACTCTTGGGGTGGTTATTTTATTTAATGCTTCTACTCTATCGTTAAATATTTGCTCGTTTGTCATGATCTTGTAATTGAAAAGGTTTAAAATTATGCTTTAGGGTAACCGGTGTAAAATTTGCCGTCTTTAATCCAGCATGCCCTGTAAATGGCTTTGCCGTTGTCGTGGTGGTGGGCTTCGCCACATTCAAAATACTTTGCACCCGATTGAACATTACGGGGAGGAACTGCGCCAAATAGTTGCCAAAAAACATTCTCGCTAATTTCAACGTTTTGACCTTTTGGGAGTTCGGTATTCCAGCGGCTCCAATCGTTTAACTCAATTTCTGCCAATACTATTTGATCGTCCGGGCATTCTTCGCCGTAACATTTTATGTAAATTGGCTCGCTTAATTGAACTGCATCAGGGTAATATTTGTCCTTGTAGTGGGTTTGCCAAAGAGAAAAGACAGTCTGGCTGTTTTTGTTTACTCCGCTTTCTAAGCTGTAAACATCACCATTTTTGATAAATTCTTTTTTCATATACTATTCGGTTTTTGTTGTGCCGGTTCCGTTCCGGGGGTTATTGGTTAAGAGTTAATTTGTTTATTTTTTGCTATATAGTCGGAGATGCCTTCATTAGTCATTATTGAATCAGGCTCATATTCATCATCTGCGCTTTGATCGTCATTTAAAAAAATATCATGGTCGATTACGCATATTCTCACGTTTTCGGTATTGCTTCCGATAAACACTATATTGCCGTTTTTTATTTCTATTACTAATTTTGTCATGATTGATATTTTAAGCGGTGAATAAAGAGTATTGTTGAAAACTGGCTTTCATTACATCAGCGACTGCATACATGCCACACTGTGTAAGTGGTTTTACTTCTCCTGTTAATTGTCTTGCAATCTCCCGGCGAAGTTCCCGGTTAACGGCTCCGCTGATGTACTGTGAACAATGAAAATCAAAAAGGGTAGAATCATTAACAAAGGACTGTTTGAGCCTGTTTATTACATCTGTGGCTCTTTGTTCAATGGTTTGGGCTTGTTTCATAAATATTTATCCTTTCGCTGT